ATGTCCGCGCGCATTTTCAGCCCAGCCAAAACCGCGATGCAGTCCGGCAAGGCCAAGACCGGCCAGTGGGTGCTGGAATTCGACCCCGAGATGCGCAAGAAGATCGATCCCTTGATGGGCTATACGACGTCGGGAGACATGAGAAGCCAGATCAGGCTGACCTTCGAGACGCGCGAAGAGGCCGTGGCTTACGCCGAAAAGGAAGGCCTTGCCTTCCGTGTCGAGGAGCCCAAAGAGACCAAGCGCCGCCAGATTTCCTATGCGGAGAATTTCCGCTATGACCGCAGGACGCCCTGGACGCATTGAACGGCGCCAGCGCCAGATATCCAGCCGGCCCCTTTGGCCGGCCAGTGGTCCCGTAGCTCAGCTGGATAGAGCACCGGCCTTCTAAGCCGATGGTCACAGGTTCGAATCCTGTCGGGATCGCCAACGTTTTCAAATGGTTAGATGCCATATTGCGGCCGGAAGACCAACCGGAACTGGCCGTTTTACAGACCGTTTTACAGTTTTCGTTCCTCATGGGTTCCGTTCCATGCGCAGAATCACCGCATCGCTGGCGTCCTGATCGTCGGCCAGGTAGTGCTTTTCCAGAACGGATTTGATCTCTGAAATCGAGTGGCCGGATATCTTCGCAATGTCCTCGACGCTCGATCCTTCCCGCGCCCGCTCAGTGATGAACGTTCCACGCAGATCGTGGAAGGTGACGCCTTCGATTTGGAGGCGGGTACACTCCTTCCCCCACGACGTTTTGAAGCCGTCCTTGGTCCATGGCCGCTTTCGAGAGTTGAGCAGGATGCGCATCTTGTCCTTGTCCAGGACATCCAGCATCGCCTTCAGCTTCGAATGGACGCGGACCTTCAGCTTCTTGCCACCCTTCGACTGGCGGAACTGAAGATAGATCCCGTCATAGTCCTTCCAGGATCGGGAAAGCAGATCGCCCTGTCGCTGGCCGGTGTGCAGCGCCATTTCGAAGGCAAGCAGGAGGTGAGCAGGCGCGCCGGCACGGAAAGCCTTGATCTGCTCCTGTGACCACACCGATTCGCGCCGTGAGCCGTTGTACAGCCGTTCGATGCCGGTGCAGGGGTTCTTGTCGATCAGTTCGTCGGCGACGGCGTAGGAAAACACCTTGGACAGCGAGAACAGCAGCTTGTCGGCTTTGCGCGGGTTGGCAGCAAAGCTCCGGTGCCATTTCCTGATTTCGGCTTTCATGCCCTTTTGCTGGGTCAGCCTGACCGGCAGCTTAGGCCATTTCTCCTTGATGAGCCGGAAGGCGTAGAGGTGATCCGTCTGCGTAGTGTCGGCTAGCGCCAGGAAATCAGGATTGCGCTTGTCCTCCGGGCCGGTGAACCGATCAATCAGCGTCTCAAGGGTCTCGACAATCTTGGGTGTCGCGAGCGCCTTGAGCTTAGCGTATTCTAGGGCGAAGGCCTCAGTGTGCGGCTTTGCCTCAATCTTCGGGCCGCCGCGCCATGCGTAGTAGTAGACGCGCGTCGATCCGTCGGCCAGCTTGCGCTTGACCTTGTGGATGCCCTTAAGCGCCACCAGCACCGCTCCTGTCTCTCCACGCTAGATATTCGTCCAGCGTATCAAAGGCTTCGGGCGAATCATCGTCGTCAACTGGCTTCGGTGCCTGTGCGAGACTAGCGGGGATAAGGCGGAAAACCGCCGACCCTATCTTGACTTCGACAATCCCGCGCTCCGCCTCGGCCGCTCGCAGCAATGTTTGGGCCTGGCGTTGCGAAAGAGCGAGCGCTCGCGTCATCCTTTTCTCCGCTCAACGCCGTCTCGGGTCGGCGCGAAGCCGCGCGACCGGATCGGAGCTTTCGATTTCGGATAGACGCCGAGGTGCTTGGCGCGGACGCGATCGGCCTTTTCCCGCAAAGCGTTTTCGTCAGCAGATTTCGCCTTGTGTGGTTCAACCAGGGCGGGCCACAGATTGCTTTCGCGGTTCTCGCCACCCAACGACAGCGGCTTGACGTGCTCAAGCTGCCATTTCTCGCCGGCGCCGATCGGCCGCTGGCTGATATGGCAGATGCCGTCGGCGCGAAGGAAGATGCGGGCGCGGACGGTCGGCGGCGGCACGGAATCCGGCGTCTTGCCGATCCATTCCTTGACGCTGCGGCCGCCGTTTGGATCATCGATCATGGGCATGTCATGCCGCCGTCCGCTCGCGGCCGCGCGCCAAATAGACCGGCAGCGGGTCGTAGTTGCACATTTCGGTGAGGCGGCCTTGGGCAGCTGTGAAATAGCGATTGAACTTGTCCTGGGGCATCTCCTGAAACGACTTGGATTCAGGGAAGGCGCGAACCTCGCCCCCGAACATACCGACGTACCGGACATAGCCGAGGTCTATCTGCAGCGCGTCGGATAGGTGGTCAGCCTCGGGCCATTTTCTGCCGATCCATTCCGGGCCGTTTTCGATCACCCATGCCAGCAAACCCCAATAGGTGTTGTTCTGCCGGAGCGACCTGGCGCGCGAAACCGTCACGTTGAGGTCGCAGCCCTCGGGGAACGTTTCCAGCATATCGCCTTCCCATTGAGCGACGGCATGCAGCACGTGGCCACGCCGGCGCATGATAATCGTAGATTTGTTGCTCATGGTCGTTCCTTGAAGAGTTCCCCGGCGCGGTACGCGGACACAGCCGCGCCGGATCGCTGGAGGTCAGCCAGCGGAAACGGGGTGTTGTGCGATCTCGCGGCGCGCGGCGTCGGCGATGTGGTCGATCTCGACCGGCGCGCGGCTGGCCTTTTCGATGGCCTTCTTCAGTTCGAGCGCATCGCCGGGATGCTTCGCCCAAAAGAGCTGGAGGCCGGCGCGGTTGGCGCTGTTCCACTTGACGACGGTCTGATGGTCGCTTTCGCGGATGAAGGCCAAGCAGCGGTCCATGAACTCGCCGGCTGGCACATTCTCCAAAGCCCAGCCGTCGCCCCATGACATCGTGATGGCGTCGTTGCCGGCAACAAGCCGCAGGCGGTTTTCTTCCTGCTCATGTGCGACGATTTCAGACGCTGCCATTTCCAAGACTTTGGCGCGATCCATCTCGGCCTCATCGTAGAGGCCGGTGAACTGCTCGGGCCAGCCGGCGCGCAGCGCCTGCATCTCTGCGCACTTGGCAATCATGAGGCGCGGCATCCGACACCAGTTGCCAGAATCGTCCAACTGCGGTGTCGCGCCATCGCGCAAAACGCGCTTCTTTTTCGGCTTGCCGCTGTCCTCCCAGGTTTCTCCGGTATCAACCATCTTGTAGGCGTCGTAGGGATACGAGATCGGTGCGAACTCGTCCCAATAGGACTGCCCGGCGACCTCGAACCACGCCGCAGTCTTCGCATCCTGCTTCCACAGATAGACCGTGGCCGACACGATGCCTTGCGGGTTCGTCTCGCTCTTCAACTCGGCGTCGAATTCATATGACGGCGGTTTACTGGCCGGACGATAGTCACCGCAGCGTTGCGCTATGACGCGCTGGCCGTCGCGCGAAATGATGATCGTCATTTTGCGCTTGTTGGAGTCGCCCTTCGAAAAGATCATCGGGATGATCTGACCGAGGAAGGGGTCTAGGCCTTTCGCGCGGGCAACCTCGACGAACAGGTTGAATTCGTCGGTGTTGCAGTCCTTGGCGACCGTCTTCTGGATTAGAGCCAACTGGCGCGGCGAATGCGTGTATGTCGTGATCGCGTTCATCATTTCCTCCTGATGGATAGTGAGACTGTGCCGTTGTCGAGCGCAGCGCCTGGCACCTTGCGACCGCCTGCCAGGGCGGCCGCGAGCGCGCGCTTGTCGAGCTTCGGAGCCGGCCGCTCCTGCTCCACGAAGAATTCAGACGGAATGTCCGCCTCATTCTCGACGAACAGTGCCGGCTTGCGCTTCGATATGAACACTGTCGCCGAAGGCAGAGGGATACTGACCTGCTCCGCGGCGATCATCGCCTGCTCGATCGCCGCGCGAAGGTTTTCAGCGCGTGCCTCGATAGACTTCCGGCGATCCGCGAAAGCCTCTTCTTTGGCCTTCAGGCCGATGACCATGACATCGAGGTTGTCGATCTGGTCGATCGCGGCAGCGACAGTTTCGTGCAGTGAGGTTTCCCCCTCGATGATGTCAGCGGCCAGGTCGGTATCGCCGCCGTGACCCGCATCCTGCAGCTGTGCGAGCAACCGCTTGGCGGCTTCAGCCTCAATCCTAAGCCCCCGAGAGACATCGATAGTCACGACGCCCTCCCACGATAGATTTCGCTGGCAATCCGGATGAACCGGCGGCGGACGATGTTGATGTCATCCTCGGGCGGGCCATAGCCGGCCTGCTTGTCGCGCTCGGCCTGTTCGACGTACTCGCGAAGCAGGTCCAGTTGATCCAAGGGCTGCTTGCCCTCGATGGCGCGCAGGGCGCGGTCGGAGAAGAACGGCGAGAGCATCAGTCGCGCTCCCCGTCTGTGGCCAGATCGACTTCGAGCAGGTCGAGGTCTTCGGCAGGAATGCCGCGCTTCAACTGGTCAAGGGTCAGCTGACCTACGCGGTAATAACGGCCGCCGGCAGCGACTGTGTACTCGGGGCCGAGAAGGCCGCCGAAAATCTTGGTGACGATGCGGAAGTCCGCGCTTTCGGCGATGGCTTGGCGAAGGTGGGCGTTCATTGCCGTTCCTCATCTGGTGTTAATGAGGAGATTATGGAAAACTCATAACCGCGTCAAGAAGAATTATGGGAAAGTCATAAACATTTTGACGCGGTCGTTTGGTCGTGCGAATCACTGAAATGGCTGACCGGGTGTCTAGAACCGGCATTGGGAAGTTGGCGGGAGCCTCACACCAGCTTCACACTTTAAACACCAACGAAAGGGATAATTCTGCGATGGCCGAGACTTCAATCGAGTGGACCGATGCTACGTGGAACCCGGTGGCGGGCTGCACGATCCTGACCGCAGGCTGCACGAACTGCTATGCGATGCGCATGGCCGCACGTCTCGAAGCAATGGGCACGGAGAAATACCAGGGCCTAACACGCAAAACCGGCGGCCGCGCAAAATGGACCGGCAAGGTTGTGACGGATCCAAAGTCTCTGGCCATCCCAGCCACCTGGTCGAAGCCGCGTCGGGTCTTCGTCAATTCCATGTCGGACCTATTTCACGTTGATGTACCGGCCGACTTCATCCGCCAGGTATGGACCGTGATGGAGGAGACGCCGCGGCACACCTACCAGATACTGACCAAGCGACCTGAGGTCATGGCGAGCGTCCTGACGCGCGGCGAATTTCCTGTTTTGTCAAATGTCTGGCTTGGGACCAGCGTGGAGGATAGCCGCGTGCTCAGTCGCCTCGACGATTTGCGCCGCGTGCCTGCATCAATACGCTTCGTTTCGCTCGAGCCGCTGATCGGTTCTGTCGCCGGTGCCAACCTAACGGACATCAATTGGGCGATCGTCGGCGGTGAATCGGGGCCGGGCGCCCGCGATATGGATCCGCGCTGGGTAGACGAGATCGAAGCCATGTGCCGGCGAAGCGGTACGGCGTTCTTCTTCAAGCAGTGGGGCGGCCGCAACAAGAAAGCGACAGGCCGGACATTGAATGGCCGTACCTATGACGAGATGCCAGCGGCGATCTAGAACAACTGGCCTTGGCCGTTGTCGGTAGCGGCTTTCCAGAAGGCAAGCGCTAGTTCGTGCCGAGCGGCGAGCGTCAACCAATAGAGGTGCTGGCCGCGACTCCCCGTAATCAACTTCATATCGGTCGATGCTGCCATGCCGAGCCTGACCACCTTTGTTTTCCAGAGATCAAAAACGGCTCTTCGAACGTTCGTAAACGGCTGGTTGACATCGACCTCCGACCGCCAACCAGGGACGAACTTGTCGAAAGCAGATTTTTGCGCTCGAACATTCAGTCCGGTGTTTCGCTGCAGATCCATCTTGCTGATGTGGACCATCATGTCGATGCGCTTCCGTTTCGAGAGGGTCTCGACCACTGAGAAGTCAAACGCAGCGAGGTTATAGGGATCGACGAAGGCGAAGTGCAGGCCATAGGGGTCGAGCTTTGCCCGTATCGTCTTGGCAGTATCTTCCGCCTCCCCATGGAAAGCCATTACTGGCGCCTTGAGTCGCGTCAGCCTCTCGGTGGCCAGATCAAGCCGAGAGGCGTCAGAATCGGCGATGAAAACGGAACTGAAAGGCGCGTTTGATCGAAGGCTTTCATTCCAAGCTGCGACGCAACCTCCTTCGATGAACTCACCCGTGCGGCGAATCTTAGAGCGGCCAGGCCCACAAAACAGGTCGATGTAGGTAGCGCCTGCTTTCCCAGGGCCGATCCACTTTGCCCTTACGCCGCGCGAGATCGAGACATATTTGCAGAGGAGAGCAATCTTATCCTTCGACCATGCCCCAACGTCTTCAACCTGCATACCATCGTCGCCGTCCACCAATTTCCCCAAATCGCCCCTCCCAAGCCCTGCGCCGCAACGATCTACGCCGTTTTGTCCGTCAAGTCACAAGCAATCGAATTTGGCAAATCGCGGACCACTCCTGAAGGTACTTGTCAGGAGCCTCGCCAAGCAGACACCACGACCGGCGATTGACTCTGCCTCATAGGAAGTCTTTCCTATCTCCGTTAACAACGAGCGCCAGGGAAGCGACCATGAGTGCAATGTACGTCGTTCAGTCTTTCATCGCAGGTAAGCGTGACCTTCTGCAGGCCGATAGCCCAATCCAAGCCAACAGCACCAGCCACGCCAGAAGCCTAGCGAAGCGCTTAGCTGTCCGGAAGGCGCTGGTGGTCGCGTTCCAGCGGGAAGGGGATCCGAACACCGGCCAGTGGGAGGACGCCAAGCTTATTGAGGCGTTCGGCGCAGTTCCGGATGAAGTTCGCGAGATGGAACGAGCTTAACCGGCGTCGAACAGGTGGGGCGATGATCAAGGTAGAGGCGAGGCGCAAAGCCACGAATGAAGAAACGCTCACCCGGTTGCGCGGGTTGGCAGACACCATATCGCTCTGGGAGATGCGTCAGATCGTAGATCGAGACGCTACTTTGAAGCTGATTTTGCTTTTGCCGGAGGCTGTACTTGATCAGGCTCTGGCTGTTGGAAAGGCTTTGCAAGATTGCGCAGAATCTCGGCGTAGTTCGCTTGCAGATCGGGAGGGAGGCTATCGAAAGTCGTGAGCAGCTCGCGATACTTCGAAGCCAGGTCGACCATAGGTCCAGTGCCGCGCATTAGCCACTCGAACCGGACTTTGTATTTCTTGGCGTAGATCTCGCCCTTGTCGGCCCTGAATCCGGAACTGCCGTTTTCGTGGCCAGAATAGGTCCCGTACGGCACTCCGACGGCTTCGGCGCCCTCGACGGCAGTCTCATACCCGGCCTGCTTCCTCGCGGCCACTAATCGCTCGTGCAATTCCATGTTCTGAGTTTGCCAGAAATAGTTATGAGAAACTCATTGACATTGCTCTATGAGTTTTCCATAATCTGAGTATGGAAAAGTCAATCGACGTGCGAGCAATCCGCGCCAAGCTCGGTCTTACGCAAGCGCAACTCGGCGACGCTGTAGGCGTCGACCAAAGCACTGTCTCCAATTGGGAGAACGGCATGCCGCCGCGTGGGCCGGCGCGGAAGCTTCTCCAGTCGCTAGCTGCAAATGCTTCGGAGCGCGCAGCATGATCGACATCACGGAAACCAGCCAGACAATTGCCGCCGGCCAGCTCCGCGCCTTCGTCGAACGTATTGAGCGCGTCGAGGAAGAAATCAAAACGCTGAACGCCGACAAGTCCGAAATCTACAAGGAACTGCGCGGCGTCGGTTTTGACGTCAAGGCGGTTCGGCAGTGCGTCGCAGCTCGCAAGCTGGACAGCGCCGAGCGCGAAGAGCGCAACGCGATTTTCGACTTGTACTGGGAGGCTCTTACAGGCGCCTCTCGCGTGCACGTGCACGAGGAGCCCAAGGCGACGGTCACAAAAACCCGCGCGGACAAGGCTTCCAGCGCGAAGACGGCCAAGCTGGCCACCGACGTTCCGCACGACGCCGAAACCGGCGAGATTTTCGAAGAGAATTCGTCCGCTCCGACCTCCTCCCCGGAGCAGACGGACCAGCCCGGCACGGAACCTCCTCCCTCCGTGTCGGGCGCCAATTCCGAGATACCTGACCACGCCACTTCGGGGGCTGCTGACGGCCAGCCCAGCAAACCAAGCTCGGAAGCTGCTCGCGCAAAAAATGACGGTCCGCAGAAGGCCGTCATTGGTCAGGAAGGGCCTGTACGGGGCCATTCCGAGCAAGCCGTCACCATTTCCGATGCCGACGTTCCGGCATTCCTCAAGAAGGCACCGTCGCCTGCGCCAAATCCCGATTGCCAGAAACCGCAATCGTGCCGCTGGTCGCATAGCCAAGCCTCCTGCGCAAAGTGCGCCAACGACGCCGCCATCGCACGGCAGCGGGGGAGGGTAGCATGACCTGCCTTGCCATCTATCTCTACGCTGCAGGTTCATTGCTGGCGGTCCAGTACAGCCACGAGATCGGCGGCGGACGGCTGTCGATTGGCACCGTCGCGCTCGCCTTGTTCTGGCCTGTCACGATCCCCTTTGTTTGGTGCTGGGGCATCGTTCAGACGGTTATCGACGCGGTGCGGTCATGAGCGCGTCATTCGTCATCACTTGCACCTGTGACGGCACCTGGACCGCTCGCGATCCTGAAACCGGGGCGTTTGCCACCGGAGCCACTCGTTCCAAGGCTGAGGCGGAGTTGCGCCGCCTCATCGCCACCGCGAGGGAGGCGGCATGATTATCGTTCGCCCCCCTCGTTGCTACCCGCGCGTCCAGTTCTTCCAGGAGCCTACGCGCGGCCTGACCAATCGTCTCGAACTCACTGTTTGTATCGTGTCTGTGGGGCCTTTCCATGTTGTTCGATCCTCTTTGGAGCCGCCACCAGGCGGGCTCTCTGCTCTTCCGCGAAGTCGACCCGATGTCGACGCCCCGGCTGGCTGGACTTCAATCCAGCATGGGGCACCACAGAATGTCTTCGACCTTCGACCACAAAACTTTGCGGCTCGACATGGACGGCTTTTGCCGGTTCGCGCGGCGAGCGTTTCCGACGTCGACAGCGGCACATCTCGCCAGCGTCGTCGGCGCCACAATGTCGACGGCAGAGAAATGGCTCAGCGGCCACACACGACCATCGGGCGAGCATCTTGCGGCGATGATTTCCGCCTTCGGCCCGGCCTTCCTTGCCGAAGCAGTTCCATCAACCCGCCAGTGGGCCGCGCCGATCATCGAGCGCGCCAGGCTGGCTGAAATCTCACGGCAGCTTTCCGAGATCCTGGAGGCTGCGGAATGATCCGAAGGAGTTTGCAATGCCAGCGTTCCAGCATTGCTCCCGGTACTTTGCCGCGAGGCCGAAGTGAGCGGCTATACCCAATCTGAAATCGACAGCATTGCCGGCTGGCTAAGGGCAGGGGATTCCGCGTCGAAAGCCGCCGCCAAGCTGTCAACCATGCGGGGCCGTGCGGTCTCACGCAATGCCATCATCGGCATCGTTCACCGCAACGCCAAGCTCGCTGCAATCGGTTTCGGCCGCGCCAAATCATCGCCTGCATCCGAAGGGAGCAGCACTTACACGCCCGAGGAAATCAAGCTGGTCGCCGACTGCCTGAAGGCGAAGAGAAACTACGTCCAGATTGCCCAGCGGCTTGCCCTTAAGAGCGGGCGGATCATCTCTCGTTTTGGGGTGAAAAGCCTGATCCGGCGCACCCCCGAACTCAACGAGATCGGCTTTAGAGGCAAGAAGGGCAGGCCGAGCGACAAGAAGAAGGCGGCGCCTGGCCAACTGCCCGGCAGGCTGTTTATCGCGGCAACGGCAGACATCGATCGTGATCCGAGCGCATTCGATTATCTCACGCGGCCGGCTGTGCGTGCTTTGGCGTCGCAGCCGCACTTCGCGGCGATGCGGTTCGTTGACTGCCTTCCGGCCCGCTGCCGGGCTCCGCTCAGCTATGACCTCGAGGAGCGGCCCGGTCCCGACATGCTGTGTTGCGGCCATCTCGCTATGCCGTCGCGCTCATACTGCGCCTACCACGAAATCAGGCTGACCGCTCGCAAGGCCGAGTTCATTGCGGAGGCGGCATGATCTCCGCCGGCCAGCCCATCACCTACGACGTCAAGCTTTCGACGGTGCGCGCACTCATCGCCGGAAAGCAGGATTGGCTTTCTCGGTTCGCATTTGGGAAGGCCAAGCGGCCTGATCACGAGATCGACCAGAAGCGAACCGAACTCCTCGTGCTCGGCACCATCGCCGAGGACTACGAGCGCGCCGTTGAGGTCACCAAGACGAGGGTGGCCGGGTGAATGTGGCTCTATGTCCCGAACACATCGACATCCTCAGCCTCTGCACAGGAGGGGCGGGCCTCGATCTCGGCGTCGAGCTGGCAATTCCGAGCGCTCGAACAGTCTGCATGGTGGAGAGGGAAGCCTTCGCCGTCGCGCACCTGGTTTCAGCGATGGAACAGGGTCTACTTCATCCAGCGCCTATTTGGAGCGATGCCAGAACCTTCGACGGCCGCGCATGGCGTGGCTGCGTTGACGGCCTCGTTGGCGGCATCCCGTGCCAGCCGCATTCCCTTGCCGGCAAGCGGCTCGGCGAGGGCGATGAGCGCGACCTGTGGTCGACGGCACGGCGCATCATCGTCCAGTCCGGCTGCTGGTTCGTCCTCATCGAAAACGTCGGCGGCATGCTCTCCAGCGGCGGCGCGGAGCGCGTATGGCGAGACCTTCGCAGACTGGGCTTTGAGGTTGAGGGTGGACTGTTCACGGCGAAGGAAGTTGGCGCGAGCCATGAGCGCGAACGCTTCTTCCTGCTCGGCGTGGCCGACGCCGGACGCCTTTGTCTCGAACGATGGCGAACTGCCGGCGACCTGGTTGTCGCGGCAAGCGCTCGAAAAATCCAAGGGCAAAAACGGCAACGGCATGGGCCTGCCGCTGGCAATGGCGGCGAAGTTGTGGCCGACGCCGGCCGCGCTCGACGGCCAGAAGGCACCGAAGACGTTCGCCGGCGGCAATATCAGCTTGCCGGAGGCGGCCAAGACCTGGAGCACTCCAAGGGCCTCAGATGGCGAGAAGGGTGGGCCGAAACAGGCGTTCGGGGCGGGCGGAATGCCATTGGCGGCGCAGACACTGCAATGGCGCACGCCGCGATCGAGCGAGTCGGGCCAGTATCAATACGATCGCGGCGACAAGTCAAAGCCGACACCCACGCTGACAGGCCAGGCCTTTTCCCACCTGGGCCAACCGACATCGAAGCCTGGCGAAACGTGCTTGGTAGAGCGCCGCAGCTTGAACCCGCTGTTCGTCGAATGGCTGATGGGGTGGCCGCCCGGGTGGACCGCCTCAGAATGCTCGGCAACGGCGTTGTCAGTCTGGAAGCGGCATATGCGCTGCGCACTCTCGCAACTCGCCTCGCCGGCCAAGGCTCCGCCGGCGCAGCTGTCCTTATTCGCGTGATGGAGAGTTCAATTGCTGCCTAAGCCAGGAAATTTCGCGAAGACCACCACGATGCAACATCTTGTGGCAATTGCTGCAAACACAAGCGAGTTGGGCAAGGGTAGTTCGTCTTCCTTCCTCAGACAGAGCTATCGGGTCGATATGGTGGACCTCAATGAAGCCCTTCCCGTGATCGCCATAGTGCTTCTGAAAAGTCATGTCGCACACTTCGCAAGCCAGCTCACCAAGTGCGGCCAACACTGCTGCTTTCTTTTTGCTTGCGAGCGTAGCGTCCCGCTCTCGGGTCTTGTGTGCTCGGAGAACAACAGAGCCCTCGGCCGAACCTTCGTCGTCGGTGTCCAGATTGGCAGAGAAGGTATCGCCACGGCTGCCGGACTGAATGACGCGAACGGCAGTTTCGAGGGCGCTCCTATCGTCGAAGTAACGCCTCCACACTTCGACCTCGCCACGGCTACCTCGTGTCAACCCAACACGACCTGCGGCCTGGGCATCCGGATCAAGCCGCCTGAAATTCATCAGCTTCATGTAGACGCCGTTGACGTTTCGAAACTTTGCAGTCGCTGCCACGCCGGTTGCATTTCCACGAGCCTGAAGGATCCCCGACAATGCGACGATCCTGGGATCATTCTTAGCGAATGCGCTCCCTTTCAAACGGAAGTAGAGGTCGAGAGCGAGCACATGCTCGTCCCAAGTCCAGTCGGGATTCTCGCCCGGAGTGGTGACTTGAAAGCCAAGGCTGACCAACTTCTTGGCGGCATCATTCTTGCCACCGGTCAACTCGTCGTGCGTGAGTGGGCGGCCTGTAGTCAGGAATTTGTGCGCCACCGCGACGATCGCTTTGCTATCGTAGTTAATCCCGCCGACCATCAAGAAATAGTCGCGGGCTCCCTTGAAGCCATATTCTTCCAGGAAGGCTTTTCGGCCCTTCGCGTCGTACTCGTGAATTGCCGCCTCGACCGCAGATCTCGTCAATTCTTCCACTGCCACCCCCTTACCAGCCCCGATGTCTCATTCTTCATGGACAGGTGGCCCGGTCAAGGAAAGTTGCAGGTCACGGCCAGATGAAGACCTGTTGTCCACACTGCCATGGCGTCTTTGACGACGGTCACGCCGGCGATGCCTACCTCCGCGACGAACAGGCGCTTGCTACCATCATCCTGTGGAGCTCGGGCCAGTTCGACACCACTGACATCGCCAACGCGCTGCAATGTCGCGAGGATGCCGTTTACCGCACCCTGCAGATGGCCAAGGACGGCGCCCGTGCTGACCGGAGGCGGGCGTGAGTAACAGGCGCCTCCCATACATGCCGCTCTGGGTCGACGACTACCAGCGCGACACTCGCCACCTCACCACGGAGGAGCATGGCGCCTATCTGCTCCTGCTCATGGCCGCCTGGGCATCGCCGACCAATTCCTTGCCCGACGACGATGACATGCTGGCGCGCATCGCCGGAGTGTCGCTCGCCCGCTGGCGGAAGATGAAAGCCATTGTCATGGCCTTCTGGAGCCTTGATGGTCGGAGCAAAAGATGGGCGCAAAAACGCCTCAAGAAAGAGAGGCGATTGGCGGTCGATAGAAAGGCGAAAGCGAGCAATGCCGCCGCAAGCCGTTGGAAAGACAAGAAAAAGGATGATGCTCAAGCGATGCTCGGGCAATGCCATCCTTCCATAACCATCAAAGAAAAACCTATCGGTTTTTCAGAGCGCGCAGGCGCGCCGAAAAAATCCCGCAAACAGAAAATCGAGGAGGCTTTCGCCGATGCATGACCTCGTGGCCAAAGATGATTTCGACAAGCTGCCGGAAAAGTACCGCGACCGTGCCAGGGCGATCAGAGCCCGCGTTGCCGAGATTGACGGGCTGATGGTTCCGTGCCAGCCGCAGGACGTTCGCGCCTCGGTGGTCCGCATGGCCGGACAGTTCCGCGACCAGCCCGATATCGACCACGCCGACATGGCAGGGGAATTCCTCGCCGCATGCCGCGACCTGCCGGCATGGGCAATCTGCGAAGCAGCCAGCGACTTTCTTGCTGGCCGCGTCGACAATCACACCGGGCAGTTCATGCCGACATGCGCCGAGTTCGCCAAGCGGGCGAGGGCAATCATGATGCCGTTCCTGTCCGAGCGTGCCGCGCTGCGCACTGAAGCCTCGAAACTGATCGAGCGCGCGACCGACGATCACAAGCGCCACCTGGTCGAGATGGAACGGCAGGATCCTGGAGTGCGCAGCCGGGTAGCCGCGTTGGCCGAAGCGGTCACCGCCGGCGCGTTGAAACGTCAGGCCTTGCCACACCTCGGGCTGAACGTAGCCGAGCAAAAGCGCATCGACGCGCTCAAGCGGCCTCGTCAGGAAATCTCAAAGCTTGAGCAAACCAAAATCGTGAAAGGTCGGTCATGAGCAATTCGGCAAAATGGTTCATCGCCAGGATCGGCATGGGTGGCGCGAAGGCGGCCAAGGATCGCATTGGAACGCCGGAGGAGAGGAAGGGTGAGATCGTTGCCGAACGGTCGATCCGCGACGCTGGCTTTGAGTGCTACTACCCGCGCATGCGCAAAGAGATCATCCACCACCGGACGAACGTGCGCATCGTGCGGCGCTTTCCGCTGTTCACCGGGTATATCTTCGTTGCATTGCCGTCGGCCAACGGCGAATACCTCAAGGACTGCGACGGGCTCGGCCGGCTGCTCAGCTATGACGGCGAGTTCGGCAAGCCTTGGCAGGTTCCGACAGGCGCGGTCGAGAGCTACATGCGCGCCGAAGCCGATCTCGAGTTCGACGACACCAAGGAATCGAGGATCAAGCGTAAGCTCGAAGGCAAGACCAGGCGCGAGACGATCGCTATGACGTTCCCCGAGGGCCAAGCCATCCGCGTCAAACAGGACTGGCAACACAAGCACATGCTCGCCGGCTTCCACGGCGAGGTGGTCAGCGTCACAGGTCGCGGCACCGTCAAGAGCATGATTGAACTGTTCGGGCGCCTGGTAGCGGCTGAATTCGATGCCGACGATATCGAGCCCTATCCGTCCCGTGCGGCCTGAGCTTCTGCGGCAGGGGTGGCTGGCGCGTACCGCGTTAATACCTGGTCGACCCTTCGTGGGCTCTCCAAGGTGAAAGCGCATTTGACGGCTCACGACGTCGGATTCAATATACCCCGGAACGGCGGCCACGACGCCTTTGCCGCGTGTATCGATCTGGACGACGGCAACTACGCGCCACATGTACAGAGCCCTGCGCCAGAGGGAGGCAATCAGGCGAAGAGCCGAACCCCGTCGGGGGAGCAGTCAGCATCGGAAAATATTGCGCCAAAGGCCCGAGAGATCGGCAGCGTTCTCGGTTTGATTCTGATACGTTCCTTAAGCAAAACAGTTTTTTAACAGCCTGCTACTTAGATTAGGTCGCAGTGCGGACTGAGACAGACTCTTGTCAGGTCCATATTACCCTAATCCGGTGCAAGGGAGTATCCTTGAATGAAGAGCCGATTGCTTTGGGGTCTTGTGTGCGGCGCAGCAGTGGCAACGCTACACATCGTAAGCTTACCCGCGATCAGTACTGCGGCGGAAATGGTCGTAGTTCCGCTCGACGTGGACGTGTACGACCATCCGGGCGGCGAAGGGAAGCCTCGCAAGAAGAACTTGCGGGCCAACAGCACCGTCACCCTCCTGGTCAAGCGGAAGGACCATTGGTGCCATGTCGAAGGGGACGCAGTGCCCGGGGGAAAGGGCTGGGTATGGTGCGGCATAGGCGGCGACCAAAAAAATTATGCGCTAATGCCGGCTCGAACGGGAACAATCCCGATTAGCCAAATCCCGGGAGCTACCGGAGAGGTGCTCCCAGCTGGCACAACTGGCGGGGGAGGACCAGGAACTCCATAGGGATCCCCTTGCACTTCTACCCAAGCAGAAAGATTTTCGCGAGCGGAGCAGGAAGCAATGGAGCAGATCAGACAGTACCTCTTAGTCGTGGCAGTTTGCGGGTTCGGCGTGACCACTCACCAAGCGCTCGCTGCCCCGGCTGAGGAGCACCATACGCTCACGCTTACCCCAAACTCGGCGTGGGATTCGTGGCAGGACCGACTTTTTCATGATACGCCAGTCATCGGCACTTTTACGGGCCATGGGGTTACCTGCGTTAAGTATAACGCGTTCCCAGGACCCATTCAGGGGAAAGTGGGATTCGGTCAAGGGGAATGGGGCAGCGACCCTTGCATGTCGTTCATCGTCGAGCACACGGTGGGATTCGATACAGGGCCATACAGGCAAATCCCCAGCAAACGACTTGATCGGGTCGTCCTGACATATGACGAGGCTCCGTTCGCGGCCTGCACAGTGTTTGTTGGCTCGCCCTACAGTAATTGTTGGCAGGGCGGGAGCGGTGCGGCGGTCGACAAGCCTACAGGGTGTGTCACGGTCCGTGTCCCCAATATCGATTGGCAGAACCGGGGAGGGCCCAAAGGTTTGATGCCGTTCAACACCAAGCCGGGAACGACCCAGATTCGCCGCGGCGAGTGGGACGTGACAGAAGCCTTCCGATGGCAAGCCGATACGGGTATGCCAATTGGTGGGAATCCTGGTTTCGGTTTCACCCTCGGGTCACCCTTTACATCCACCAAGCAGTTGACCGCAGAAGACAACACCGTGTGTGTGTCGGATGTGAAAAACGTTCGACTGATCGTGGACTACACGACCTTTCCGGACGACGTTTTTGTTCAACCGAAGTAGGCTGCTACTGACCGTGGCGATCACAAGTCCGTAACGCCGCCTATCGCGGGGATTTCGATTTTCCGTAGGATAGGCTTTGGAACGCATCAAGAACATCGCTTGCATTCTGGCGCACAGGTGATTTATCATTTGTGCTCAGGTGATTTGGCTGTTCTGTAGCGGACCTCCGTCGGAGGGAATACTCGCCGGGCCATAGGGGAGAGTTTCACCACTCCCCGCATAGATTGAATGCGCCTATTGTTTCGGTTTTTTCAAGGCAGTCAGTCTGGCGACCAGCGAAGTGTATTGGTAAACGGCCTTCAGAAGCTCTTTCGCCAGTTCGATGGCGATTTCAGACTCTTCTTTGCCAATCGAGTCGTAGTCTTTTGCTTCAATATGGGCAGCGTCATTGCCAAGGATTCGAAGCTCGTCGGCTGCGGAAAGAAGTTCGCTCGGGATAACAGCAACTGTCCCTAGAGCGGCAAGGCGGGTCTTGAGATCCTTCCCGGTTGCGCTCTTGTTGTCACAAAGTTCTTCCAGCGTTCTGCGGACCATCAGGGCGGACGCTCTGTAGCAATTGGCGGCGTGACAGCGAATCGCCTCCTCTAAGCTGGATAATATATCTGACGGAAGATTGCTTGCGTCGAAATCGATGACCTCTGGCGGGAAGCTTTCGATCTCGCCGTATTTGTCTTCCATTACGAAGACGAGCTTTCTACATGTCGTGTTGGGGCATCTTCGCATGCCGGCTATATCGAAAGTATTGGTTGTAGCACCGCTCGGGTGCCGTTTCGCTTGGACATTGTAGCGTAGGTCGCTGCAGCCGTCGAAGCCGGAGAACGATGCCGCGTGATGGCAATGAGGGCAGCGCAGATTGATGATTTTAAACGCGACATGCGCTGTGTCCTTCACTTCAAAAGTAGTCATGTTGCCCCTCAAGAATGTGTTGACCAAACCGCCAACGGATGACAGCGCGGGAAGCCACTTGAGACTTAAATGGATTGCCTCAACATGGCTGCCATCATTTCGCGGCAGGACTTCAGCAGATAAATTGAAAATGCCCCTGGTGGCAGAAGATCAGATACTGATCTGCGGTGACCACCATATGAAATCCGCGCCGGCGAACCTCAGCTTCCAACAGTGCATGCGATGCAAAATGATTGACGCTGTCAATCTTGCGGCGGACCACACCGCCAGACGTGGCTTGGCGAGATTGAAAGACCTGCTGAATCCAAGGCGCGCCACGGAGCCCTCTCGGTGCTCGTCCCATTAATCGTCTCCCCAATTCCCTGTATTCACCAAGGTAAAATAGATGGCTCCGACCGACAAGGAGCGTCCCTTTGAACAGGCTTGCCGCACATGAAGGCTAGAGCCGGCCTAGGCTCCCTGTTCCAATAGCATGACGACCTGCTGCACTGATTCATTGACGGTGTACCCGTGGGCGCCGTCTTTGCCGCCAGCATCGGTCACGATCCGTGTCCCATCGTCAGTCTTCAGCACCGCAACAACATGTGCAGGGTTGATGAAAACGGTGGTGCCGTCGAATTCTCGGACAAATTTACAGAATGCCATTGTCGATTCCCCCCTATTTGACTGGACTTTGACACAGCAATGGCCAAAGCGAAACTGTCCGATGAGGTTAAGACCTACATCGTTCAAGCCCTGGCGTGTTTCGACAGTCCGTCGACTGTCGCGGCCTCGGTCAAAAGGGAATTGGGCATAGAGGTCAGTCGCCAGCTGGTGGAAAGCCACGACCCGAGCAAAAAGGCGGCCGGCGGCCTGGCGCCAAGGTGGCGCACCCTGTTCGAGGAAACTCGCAAGGCCTTCCTCGAGGACACGGCTTCGATAGGCATCAGTCACCGCGCCGTCCGTCTTCGCGCCCTTCAGCGCATGGCCGACAAGGCCGAGAACATGGGCAACATGAGCTTGGCCGCACAGCTGCATAAGCAGGCCGCTGAGGAAGTGGGCAACGCCTACACGAACCGCCGAGAGTTGACGGGAAAGGACGGGAAGGACCTGCCGGTGCCAGTTTCTCCGGTCACAATCTTCCAGTTGCCCGACAATGGCAGGAGTTGAACACGGGCAGGGCGGTCCAACCATAGTTCGTCCACAGGCGGGGCCGCAAACGACCTTTTTGGCCTCGCCGGCCGATATCGCGATCTACGGCGGCGCGGCCGGTGGCGGCAAGACGTGGGCATTGCTCATGGAGCCGCTTCGGCATGTCGCCAATCCGGGCTTCGGAGCGGTGTTCTTCCGTCGCAACCTTACGCAGGTGAGGAATGAAGGCGGCCTGTGGGATGAAAGCGAAAAGCTCTATCCGGGCCTGAACGCGCAGCCACGATCGGCGCCCGATCTAAGTTGGACGTTCCCGGCCGGTGCCACCGTCTCGTTCGCGCACCTCGAGCACGAAAAGACGATCTACAACTGGCAGGGCGCGCAGATCCCGCTCATCTGCTTCGACGAGCTGACGCATTTCTCGGCCAAGCAGTTCTGGTACATGCTCAGCCGCAATCGCTCCATGTGCGGCGTGCGGCCCTACGTTCGAGCGACCTGCAACCCTGATGCTGATAGCTGGGTTGCCGAATTCATCTCTTGGTGGATCGACCAGGAAACTGGATTTGCTATTCCCGAGCGCGCCGGCGTCATCCGCTGGTTCATTCGCATCGGCGACACGATCATCTGGGCGAGCAGCCGAGAGGAGCTTGCTCATCACGTAAATCCGATCGACGGCGAGCCGATTCCGCCAAAGTCGGTGACGTTCATCCCGGCGAAGCTGAGCGACAATGCTTTGCTGATGGCCGCTGACCCCGGCTACCTCGCCAACCTGATGGCGCAGCCGACAGTAGAGCGGGAGCGCCTTCTCGGCGGGAACTGGAAAATCCGGCCGGCTGCTGGCCTGCTCTTCCAGCGTGGCTGGTGCGAAGTGGTGGACGCAGTGCCCGCCGGCGTCACATGGATGCGTGGTTGGGACTTGGCCTCAACGCCGAAGGTCGAAGGCAACGATCCTGACGGCACGGCAGGGACGAAGATCGGAAAGCTACCCGACGGGCGTTACATCGTCGGACACCACGTCAAGGACTTTCTTTCTCCTGCCGGCGTCGAGCGCCTGATCAAGAACACGGCCGAGGCCGACGGCAGGAATGCGAAAATCTCGCTTCCTCAAGACCCCGGGCAGGCGGGTAAGTCGCAGGTGGCGAACTTGGTGAAACTGCTCATCGGGTTCGATGCCAGGGCAACGCCAGAATCCGGCGACAAGGTTACGCGGTTCAGCCCGTTCTCTGCGCAGGCTGAAGCCGGCAATGTGATGGTTCTCCGCGCGCCTTGGAACGAAGCATGGTTCTCCGCGCTCGAAGGCTTCCCTGAAGCAGCGCACGACGATGACGCCGACAGCACAAGCCGGGCATTCAATGCCCTGATCGATGCCAGCACCTATACCTTGGCCAATATCTAGGAGCCGGCATGGGCAACATCATTTCGCTCGCCAGGGACAGCCTGACCAATCTCGTATCCCGCATGGGGACGGGCAGGGACAAGGCGGCGTCGAGCTATTACGCTTTCACGCCTCTGTCGGATGCCGAACTGATGGCGGCCTATCGTACCGCATGGTTGCCGAGGAAGATCGTCGACATCCCGGCATTCGATTCTGTCCGCGCTTGGCGCGACTGGCAGGCCAAGGGAGACAAGATCGAGCCTATCGAGGCCGAGGAAAAGCGGCTCAACGTTCGGGGCAAGATATTTGAAGCCAAGGTCAAGGCGCGACTCTGGGGCGGTGCCGCAATCCACATCGGAACCGGAGAGGCAAACCTTGCCGAGCCCTTGAACATCGAGCGGATCGGCAAAGGTGGCTTGAAATACGCCACGGTGCTAACCCGGCGCGTCCTTCGTGCTGGCGAAATAGAGCGCAATGTCGACAGCGAATACTATGGCTTGCCGAAAACGTTCAGCCTGACTTCTGCCGGCAATGCTCAGGTCGAAATTCACCCATCGCGACTGGTCATCTTTCAGGGCAACGCCCAACCAGATGACGACTTGACGCTGAGCGCTGAGACCTTTTGGGGCGATAGTGTGCTCCAGTCTGTCATCAACGCGGTCAAACAGGCCGACGGCACCGCGGCGAATATCGCGTCCCTCGTCTTCGAAGCGAAGATCGACATCATCAAGGTGCCGAACTTCATGGCGAGCCTGGCCAGCGAGGACTACAAGGCCAAGATCCTGGAGAGGTACACCTTGGCCAACACCGCCAAGGGCATCAACGGCACGTTGCTCCTCGACAAGGAAGAGGAATACGAGCAGAAGTCGGCGTCATTCGCCACGCTGCCTGATGTGCTCGATCGCTTTCTGCAGATCGTCTCGGGCGCTGCCGATATCCCGGCAACACGGCTTCTTGGCCAAGCCCCTGCCGGAATGAACTCGACGGGCGAATCCGATCTTCGCAACTATTACGACCGCCTCAGCGCCATGCAGGAAGTCGAGATGACGCCGGCCATGCACCGCTTGGATGAGGCGTTGATCCGCTCTGCTCTCGGCTCTCGACCTTCCGACGTCTATTATGAATGGGCGCCGCTCTGGGGCATGTCGGAGAAGGAAAAGGCCGACGTCTTCAAAACCAAGGCCGACGCTGGCCGAACTCTTGCCGGCGGCAACGGTCAATCGCCGCTGATCCCGATCGATGCTCTCTCCGAGGCCCTGGTCAACGCCTTCGTCGAAGATGGCTCCCTGCCTGGATTGGAGGCTGCTATCGATGCGTTCGGCACGCTAGCTGAGCAGGAGCCGAGCCAGGAAGAAATTGCGGCTGCAGCGGCCGCCGCCAGTCAGAACGCAGGGCTTTAATAGACGCGATGATCCCATAGGTCATACGTTTCAATCCCGCGTTGCCGGCACCACGCTGACGCAAAGGCTTGGGCCTCGTCCATGGCAGCGTCAGTTCGATCAAGGTCCTTGGCGACGATCCAACCGGACTCGGTCGTTTCTCCGCTGTCTGGGTCGAATACAGTCACTTTGAAGATCAGTTGTCTGCCTGCTCTTGATACATCGAGCGTGACAGTCCGGTCGGCGGGCATAAGCCACTCCACGGCGGCAATATAGAGCGATCATCATAATGCAATTTACCGACGCTGTAACTGTCGCGGGAACGCGCCGGACCGCCGACGGCTACCTGGTAGCGACGGCAAGGGCTGTCCGCACCGGTATCCAGCTTTACGCCGGCCATGAGGTCGGCAAGCCGGATCAGGAAGTCGTTCGGGTCTATCGGGCCGCCGATCAGGTGTTTTCGACCGAGAGCCTGCAATCCTTCTCCCATGCCCCGATCACGGTCGACCATCCCGACGAAGAGGTGTCCGCCGAGAACTGGAAAGCTCTCTCGGTTGGTGAAGTCAGCACCGCCGCCAAGCAGGACGGCCAGTGGGTGATGCTTCCGCTGATCCTGAAGGACGCGGCCGCGATCAAGTCGGTGATGGATGGCAAGCGGGAACTGTCCGCCGGCTACACCTGCGATCTGGATTTCACGCCCGGCGTTACGGCCGACGGCGAGCCCTACGACGCGCAGCAGCGCGGCATCAGAATCAACCACCTGGCGCTCGTCGATCGAGCTCGGGCCGGTTCAAAAGCTCGCATCGGTGACGATGGGGGACCGTGGGGCGCCGCCCCGATTTCAACCACTGACAAGGAGACCATCACCATGAGTGATGCACTTCGCACTGTGGTCGTGGACGGACTGTCGGTGACCACCACCGATCAGGGCGCCCAGGCCATTTCCAAGCTGCTCAAGGATCTCGAATCCTCGGCGGCAAAGCTGGTCGATGCTCAGACGAGGTATCAGGCCGCACTCGCCGCCAAGGATGCCGATCTGGCGAAGGCCCACGCCGAACGCGACGCGGCCAATGCCAAGGTGCTTTCGGATGCCGACCTCGACAAGCGTGTCGCGGCCCGCGCCGACCTGATCACCAAGGCCAAGGCGATCGCCAAGGACGTCAAGACCGATGGTCTGTCCGACAGCGCAATCCGCAAGGCCGCAGTCACCGCCGCGCTCGGCGATGCTGCCGTCAGGGACAAGGCCGACGCCTATATCGATGCCCGCTTCGACATCCTGGTCGAGGACGCGGCGAAGAAGTCCGGCGGTGCCGATCCTTTTCGTCAGGTCGTCCAGAACGGACTGCAGACGGCGGACAACACCAACGGGGCCGCTGCAGCCCACAACGCCATGGTCCGCGACATGTCGTCGGCCTGGATGATGAAGAAGGAGGCCTAATCCATGCCGGCCATTCAGACCAACTACAGCGCCCAGCATGCGCGCTGGATCGAGGGCATGGTCCTCAACATGGAGCCGTCCGACATCGTGTCCCGCCTTTGCGAGGACGCGGAAGGGATTGGCTTCGGCAAGGTCGCGGTCCAAGGCACGGCTGACAACCAGGTCGTGGACAGCGAAGCCACCGTCAAGTTCTGCGGCATCGCAGTGCTCGACAGCACCCAGCCGACCGGCAAGTACGAGCAGTACGCCACGGCGGCAATCATGAAAAAGGGCGTCATCGTCGTCCAGGCTTCGGTCGCGGTCGCCGTCGGCGATCCCGTCTACTACGTCCCGGCAACCGGCGTTCTCACGAACTCCGCGTCCGGCAACACCCTCATCGCCAACGCTCAGTGGGATACCAGCACCGCCGGTGCCGGCCTCGCTGCGCTGCGCCTCGGCTAACAGGAGCGGCCACAATGAACGCACACATCATGCAGGACGCTCAGCAAGTCGCGATGAGCTTCCTTATCCGTCAGGCCTCGTTGATCGAGCCGACGGTCTACGCGATGCGGTATCAGGACATCCAGTATGCCAACCTGATCCCGGTCGACACTTCGGCGCCGGAGTGGATCCAGTCCGTCACCTACTTCTCGATGGATTCGGTCGGTCAGGCACAGTGGTTCAACGGCAACGCGCACGACGTGCCCAAGGTCGAACTGACCCGCGAGAAGTTCGAGACCACCGTTTCTATGGCGGCGATCGGCTACGGCTACAATCTCGAGGAACTCGGCACCGCTCAGTTGCTTGGCATGAACCTGAATCCCGACAAGGCCACGACTGCGCGGCGCGCCGCCGAGGAAAGGATCGACAGTACTGCCTTTATCGGCGATGCCGCCAAAGGCTTCTCGGGTCTGGTCAATTCCTCGACCCCGACCGCAACTCAGGCGCCGGCGGACGGTACGGGTTCGGCCCGCACCTTCGCATCGAAGACGGCGGACCAGGTGCTGCGTGACGTCAATACACAGATCACCGGCATCGCCACGGACACGCTCGGCAACGAGCTCGCCGACACGATCCTACTGCCGTACTCGATCATGCTGGACCTTTCCCAGCGCCGCATCGACACGGTGAACCAGACCACGATACTCGAATGGGTGATGCAGAAGAACGTCTACACCTTGACGACCGGTGCGCCGCTCACGGTTCGAGGCCTGTTCGGCTACCTCGAAACGGCAGGCACCGGTTCTTCCAAGCGTATGGTTGCGTATCGGCGTTCGCCGGAGGTGCTGAAAATGCACGTCCCGATGCCGTTCCGCTTCCTGCCAGCCTGGCAGACCGGGCCGATCAAGTTCGATGTGCCTGGCATCTTCCGCGTCGGCGGCGTCGACATTCGCCGGCCGAAGGCCGTGCGCTATCTCGACGGGATCTAAGGAGGCGATGATGAAGATCACAAACGCCTCTCAAGGTCCGCGCGGGATTCACACCGTGGAAGGTCTGCGGATTATCCCTGTCGGCGGATTTATCGAGGCAGAGGTTTCGGCGGTCGAGCTGAAGGGCGCGAAGGAGACCGGATGGTTCAGCATCGAAGGATCGAAGGCCGACAAGCCCCATGAGCCTGGCGATGCAAAGACGGCGGCCGAAGTCCTCGCTCTGGCCGACGGCAACTTCATGGCGTTCAAGTCGGCGGCTTCCAAGCTGCTCGGCGACAAGACACCTGAGAAGAAGGCCGAGATCGTCGCGGCTCTCGAAGATCTGGCAACGAAGCCGGAGTAACGACCATGGCCGGCTACGGATCGGATAACGCCCTCAAGGCGTATTGGGACGCGGCCGGGTATACCTATGCGGCGGATGCCCCGTTTGCAGCGCTCAGGCAGCGGGGCAGCGCCTATATCGACGGGACTTATGGGCTGCGGTTTACGGGCCAGCCGACCGGTGGAATTGATCAAGAGCGAGCTTGGCCCAGGACAGGCGCAACCGCCTATGGTGCCGCGCTTGCATCTGACCTGATCCCCACGAGGGTTGAGCAGGCCAGCTACGAGGCCGCCTACGTCGAATTGAAAAAGCCGGGCTCGCTGTCGATCTCATTCGACCCGGCGCAACGTGTGAAGCGCCAGAAGGTCGACGTCATCGAGCGCGAATTTTTCGAGCCCGGGGACAATGGCAACATTTTCGCGCCGAATGCTCCTGTCTCGACCATTATCGAAGGCTTACTCGCCCCGTTGATCGGGCCTGTCTATGGCCTGCCGGCCATTATGGTGGTGTGACGTGGGTTTTTACGACGAGATGGCCGGTGTCGCCACCGACCTGCTGACCGAGTTCAACCAGGGCGTCGTCAAGTTGAAGCGCGAGACGCCTGGCGTGGTCGATCCCGAACAGCCGTGGATGCCAGTCGAGCCGACTGTGCAGATTTGGCCGCTCAATGCCGTCGTGAAGCGCATACACCAGCGCTATGAGGACGGCATCCTGATCGTCGAGACCGGCGACATGGTGACGTTCGCCGTGCCGGCCGTCGTTCCGCAGCTGAGCGATTTCCTTGCCATCGACGGCACCGACCGCGCCATCACAAACCTGACGTCTATTCCGCCGGCAGGTGTCGTCGTGGCCTACAAGGCATGGTGCGCCGCCTAATTCACCTACTTCACCTGCGCGGGTACGATGACTTTGTAAATGTTGCCGCAGCCAGGCGGTGTCGGCACCTTCACGCAGCGTTCGATAAGGGATCGATCCCCTTTGGATAGGTCGGCAGTAGCGATGTTCTTCAGTTTGATTGTGATTATGTTGCCGCGATTGCTCTCGTTTGCCGACTCCGCGCTTGCGCTCGGAGCGATGGTTCCGCCAGCCAAGGGTATATTTGCAGTTGTAATTCCGATCTTGCCATCACTGGTGGCCTTGGCGCTTACATTGAACTGAACAGATACTTCGTCGACCAGAAGTCCGTACTTGTCTTGGCCGGCAAGCTTTCGATTTAGTGTAGTTAGACCATCGCCAACTTGACCCATAGCGCTGGCTACTGAGATTGTGGGCGGGTCGGCGACTTCCGCAGTCGTGTAGGTTCCGCAAGCGGACAGAAAAATAGATGCAAAGACAGATGCGCATACAATTCGAATGCTCATGATCCCCTCCTATTCTCAATTCCTTGAGCAGAGAGACTTTAAGCTGGTGCTACATTAGAGTCGAGAGAAAGTATAATGCTCGTCCGCCTCACGCCTCGTCAGCGCTTCGAGATTCTTGTCTCTCAGTTCGAACCAGCCGTTCGCGCCGGCTTCATCGAGGCGATCGACGATATAACCTCGAACATAGTCCTGCGCCGAATTGTCGAGCGCCTGGAGCGCGGCGACATCAACGGCGCGGTCAATGCCATGAACCTCGACCCGGCAGCCTTCCGGCCACTGGATGAAGCGATCAGGGCGGCATTCAACGGCGGCGGCGTCGCCACTGTCGACGCCATGCCAACCCTGCGTGACCCATCCGGCCATCGCATCGTGGTTCGCTGGGATGCGCGCAATCTAGCAGCAGAGCAATGGATACAGACGCATTCTAGCCAGCTGATCACCGGCATCGTCCAGGACCAACAGACCGCGATCAGGGCTGCCTTGGAGACAGGGCTGGCACGCGGGGAGAATCCGACGAAGACCGCGACGGCTGTTATCGGCAAGGTCAGCGCCGTCACTGGTAAGCGCGAAGGCGGGTTGATCGGGCTCACCACAGCGCAAAGCGAATACATTGCCCGAGCCCGCCAAGAGCTGCTTACTGGCGAGCCCGACCAGTTGAAGGCCTATCTGAACCGGCAGCGTCGCGACAAACGTTTCGATCGCACGATCACAGCGGCGATCCGAGATGGTAAACCAATCCCTACCGCATTGGTCGACAGGATCACCGGGCGGTATGCGGACAGCCTTTTGAAACTGAGGGTCGACACCATCGGTCTGCATGAGACCTTCGCCGCCTTGGGCGCCTCGAAAGACATCGCGTTCCGCCAGCAGATCGAGAAGGGCACCCTTCAGGCCCAGCACATCACCAAGGGCTGGAAGCATACGCCGCAGGAGCACGGCAGGATGCAGCATATCGCCATGCAGGGGCAGGTAGTGCCGTTCGATCAGTCGTTTACCGCGCCTGACGGGACGGCCATTCCTTACCCGCATGCGCCTGGCGTTCCGACCAGGCACACGCTCGGATGCAAGTGCTTCGCCGAATACAAGATCGATTTCGTAGCTCAGTTGGTGCGGTAGTGGCCTCCTTTGCCGCGACGGTCGGCGCTTGGTGCCTGACGGTGCCGATCGCCGTCGAGATTGTGTTTAAGGAATCGGCACAAGAGCTTGTTTCCCAACTCGACCAGCTGCTGGCCGACGAAGTTTACGCCAAGCCGCAGGCGTCCTGCTACAAGCGAACCGGCTTCCTCCGCGCCTCTTTGATGGCGTCAACCTCGGCAATGCCAACGCTGTCGCGGGACAACCCAGGCGTAGCAGTGCCGCCTGACCTTGGCGACGTCATCCTGGTGATAAATGGCGCCGATCTCGGCGATACGCTCTACCTCGGCTACACGGCCAACTATGCGGCATTCGTGCATTACGGGGCCAACGGCACGACGCCGCGGCCTTGGGTGACGATGGTGGCGCAGCGCTGGGTCATGATCGTCGAGGCCAAGGCGGCCGAAGTGAAGACGCGACTGGGGCTCTGAAATGCCATCCATTGAGACCCAGATCTGGCTAGCCTTGAAGGCGAGGGTCGCCGCGTTGACCCTAACACCGGCCTTGCCCGTCGCATGGCCGAATGAGGATTTCATCAAGCCGATCACCGGCTATCTCCGTGTCACTCACGTCCCCAACGTCAATCGCCGGCTCTTCATCGGCTCAACCGAACCTCACCAGCGCATCGGGCTTCTGCAGGTCGACGTATTCAGCAAGAAAAACCAGGACGCGTCCGTCGCGGCTGAGATTGCCGGGCAGGTCGCGGCGTGGTTCCCGACCGATCTCCGGATGACCTACGGCACCGTCTCGGTTCGCGTCACCAAGGCGCCTGACGTCGCCCAAGCCATCGCTGATGACACGCACTGGCTGGCGCCGACGAGCGTCGAATACGAGTGCTTCGCATAGCCGCTTCGCCCTTCGGCAAGGCCAGTCCCCAAAACCTGAAAGGAGGCAGCAATGCCTATCAAAGTGTCCCCTGTGGCGGGCAGCCGCTTCTATATCGGCTCGGCTCCCGTCGACGTCCCCGATACCGACGTGACCGAAGCCGATTTCTCGGCAGTGACGTGGATCGAGGTCGGCCAGTACGAGACCATGGGCAATTCCGGTGATTCCGCCCAAGGCAACACGGTCAATCTGCTGAACCGTCGCCGCACCTACAATTGGAAAGGCTCGCGGCAGGCTCCGCAGCGCTCCGACAACTTTGCCCTGAACACGAGCGACCCCGGCCAGCTTGCCATGATCGCGGCCGAAGCTACGGACTTCAACTATCCATTCAAGGTCGAGCTCAACGGCGCTCCAATCCCGAAGTCCGCCACCGCGATCATCACCATCGCGTCGCCGGGCGTCGTGACGTGGACCGGCCACAACCTTGCGGCCAACACCGCAGTCAAGTTCTCCACCACTGGCGCGCTGCCTACCGGTCTGACCGCCGGCACGAGCTACTACGTGAAGACGGTTCTCGACGCCGACACGTTCACCCTTTCCGCCACGAAGGGCGGCCCCGTGATCGCCACGACTGGAACCCAATCTGGAACCCACACCGCCACTACCATTCCGTCAGGTCCGCAGCGCCTGTTCATGGGCCAAGTGTTGGCGGCAGAGGAAGGCATGGGCGGTGCAAACAATGCACAGATGCTGAACTGCACGGTGCTGCCCAACACGAACTACGTCCGCGTCGCGGCGCTGGGCTGATAGGAGGCTGAGATGAAAGTGTTCAATCGCGGGGCCGAGGCCCACAAGTTGTCGCACAAGGGCGAGGAATATCTTCTCGCCCCTGGCAATCACGTCGAACTGGAACTGACCCACGCGGAAGCGAAGGCCATGCCGTCGCCTTTCGAAGCCACGGGTACGCCGATCAAGGCACCTAAGGCCGAGCCGGAGAAAAAGGCATGAGCAAGCCAGCATTGGGCGCCGGGAACGTCGAGATTGAGCTCGACGGCGAGACTGTTGTACTTCGCCCGTCACTGATGGCTGCACAAGCCATTTCCCGGCAGAGCGGCGGCATATCCAGTGCGGTCCGAGCCGTCGGCAACTACGATTTCGACGTGATCGTTTCTGTTGTCACGCTCGGCCTTGGGGCGACCGGTCAGGAAGCGAAGGCAATCCCTGAAAAGGTGTGGCGCACCGGTCTGACCGATCTCATTGTGCCTGTTTCGACCTACCTCACGATCATTGCCAATGGCGGCCGACCGATGTCGGGAGGAGAGGGAGAGCAGGACCCTCTGAAGAAAGAATAAGCCTCGCAGAGTTCTATGACGACCTCGCCGAGAAAGCTTTGGGCTGGCTCGGCTGGACTGAAGAGCAGACGCTTAGGGCCGACGTGAACGCAATCCTGGCCGGCCTGAATGGGCGAGGGGACATGATCGATTCGATCATATGCGCCGTATTTGGCGAACCCGAAAAACCGGCGATCGAGATCACCGCTCAGCCCATCAGCGAGGCCTATTTCGATGCGATGTTTGCGGTGGAATGAGGTGGCGAAGTGACTGTTGCTTCTCTCGGCATCGCCGTAGATTCGTCTCAGGCCGTCGCGGCAAAGACGAACCTCGACAACATGTCGGCAGCTTCGGCCAAGGCCGAGGCTGCGCAGAAGCGGCTGTCGTCGGCCTCGTCGGCCTCCAATGCGGCGCTCTCCAAGATCGCCGCGGGCATCGACCAGGCGAACGCCACGCTCGTCAAGCTGGCCAGCATCGCCGAGGGCAGCAATGCCTCGCTGGCCAAGCTGGTCTTCACTGCGGAAAAGACCAACACGACGCTGGCAAGCATCGGCACCGGCTCGACGCAGGTTGTGTCCGGCATCGGTAAAGTGGCCCCGGCGGCGGACAAGTCGACCAAAGCCCTCAATGACAACGCCAATGCAGCGCGGCTGACTTCGAACCAGATGCTCAATCTGTCGCGCCAAGGCAACGACGTCATCACCATGTTCGCCTTGGGTGCGTCCCCGGTGCAGATCTTTGCCTCCCAGATTGGCCAAGTCTACGACGCGTTGGAAAGCGGTCCGCGCGGCCTTCGCGGATCGCTGTCGGCCATCGGCGCTACGGCTAAATCGGCTGGGCAGGCGCTCCTCGCATTCATGGTGACGCCGGCTGGTCTTGCCGCTGGTGCTGGCGTAGCGGCTGTTGCTGGCCTTGCCACCTACATCATCTCGACGCGCAAGGAAGTGAAGAGCCTCGACGATCTGTTGAAGGATCATGCTTCCGTCTTGCGCGGTATTGGCGATATCTATGGATCGATCGCCGACAAGGCAAAGAGCGCCTTCTCCGTCTCGAACCTGAACGGTCTGCAATTGCTGTCGTCAGCGACGCAGGCCGGGCTGAAAATTCAGATTGCCAATCAGACACGCGGGTCGTTCGGCGACATCCTGATTGACCGGGGCGGCGGCGGATCGGGCAATCAGTTCGGTCCGCAAAATGTGGTTTCGTCGGAGTTCAAGCCATTCACGGATGCTATTGATTATCTGCGGAAAACAGCCCGCGAGGGAACGCCCGACATCATCGGCTTCCGCAAGATGGTCGAGGACAAGTGGGCGCTTGATCCGAACAATGCCGCGTTGACGGAATCGGCCGGCAAGCTGATCGATCTGACCAAGGACGCGGATGACGCCGCACGCGCGTTGAAGCAGTTGGAGATCGCCCAAGAGGCGCTTGCCAGGAGCGTGGGCCCCGGCGGCTTGCCCTTGCGTCGTGGCTCTCTCAGCACTGAAGACATGGGTGCCTATGAGCGATACCGGGCGGCCGGCTCTGTGTCGGCTGATCGCGCACAACAGTCATTCGATGCTCAGCGTCAGGGCCTCTATGCCCGTTCGCCAGCCGAACTGGCGGCCGCTGCTCGAGCTCAGGCCAGCGCCCAGTACAACGACAACGAGAACCCGGCGGAGCGTGCCCGGCGTATCGACATGGCCGGCCAGCAAGCCGCGCTTGCCGCGCAGCACGCCTTGGATGAAGCGCAGAAGGATCGGAAACGTTCGCTCGACCAGACGCTCGCCTCGCAGCAACTCGACCTTGACCTGATCGGCAAAACGACCGGTGCCGCTGAAGCGATGCGGATGCAGTCCAGTTGACGCAGCAGCTTCGTGAGGAAGCCGCGCGGAACAATGTCCCCGTCGATCAACAGGAACTCGAGCTGATCAAACAGAAGGCCGATGCCTATGGCAAGATGGCCGACCAGTTCGCGCGTGCTCAATTGGGAAATGATCTGGCGTTCGAGCGCTCCCAGCAATTCCTGTCTGCCGGCGAGCAGCAGATCGCCTCCCGCCTTCGCAACACCGGCATCGGCATGGACTCGCCGGAAGCGCAGCAAATGCGCGACATGGCCAAATTCGCTGACGCGAAGGGGCTGGCAGTCGGCTTCCTGACCGACTTCAAGTCGGAACTGCTGCGCAATGGTGGAGACGTCGGCAAGGCGCTCGGCGCGTCGATCCTGAACGCACTGACCAAGTCGGTGGACGATCAGTTGGGCAAGATCTTCGACACCATGGCGACCTGGTTGGCATCAGCGATCACCGGACAGCGGCCGGGTGTGGGCGGCGCGGCCGCGCTTGGGACCGCCGGCGGCTTCGCTGACATGATCTTCGGTGGCGCTTCGAACGATAACTATGCGCCGGGCGCGGTGACGCGCGCACCGCTTGCGGCAGTCGGCCGCAATATGGCGGCTTACGCGGCCGCCATCCGCTCGATCGAGAGCTCCGGCAGTGGCGGCTATTCGGCACTCGGACCGGTTCTGAAGAACGGCAACCAGGCTCTTGGTGCCTACCAAGTGATGAAGAGCAACCTGCCGTCATGGTCCCAGGATGCGCTAGGCGAGACTTTGTCGCCAAGTCAGTTCCTGGCCGACCCGTCCGCCCAGGATGCGATTTTCGAAAGGCAGTTCGGGAAGTATCTGACCAAATACGGCAACCCCCAGGATGCGGCGTCCGCCTGGTCCACCGGCGGCCCGCTATCGACCGGCGCCAAGGCCAAGGACGTGCTTGGCACTTCCGGCTCGGTCTATGTCGATAAGTTCAACACTGCTGTCGAAAAGGCATCCGGCAGTCTCGGGGGGCTGGATGACACCGTAACCAATACGGTGAAGAGCCTCGCGAGCGACATTGGAGGGCAGGGCGGTCTTGCCTCGATCCTGGATGGACTGAAGCCGGGAAATTTTCAGGCGAACACCACGCTCTCGGACATCCTTGGGTATTCCGGGGGCGGTGCATCCGCCGGCGGTTCGTCAGGCGGCGGCTTCCTGAGCTCGATCTTCAGCTTCATCCCGAAGCTGTTCGGGTTCGCCGACGGTACGGAAAGCGCCCCCTCTGGCTGGGCTTGGGTCGGCGAGCGCGGCCCGGAACTGCGCAAACTGCGCGCCGGCGACGTCATCCGCAACAATCCGCGGTCGATCCAAATGGCCCAGAACAACAACGGTGCGCCGCCTGCGACGCCGAAAATCGACCTCCACGTCACCGTCGTCGGAGGCTCCGGCGACGATCACATCCGCACGCTGTCGAGGCAGGGCGCGCAAGAGGCGATCAGCGAGTATCACCGGGGCCAGATCAACGGCGGCTTTGGCGAGACGCAGCGGCGCTACATTTCGCAGAAGGGTTGAGGGATGGGGCGCTACACCGATCTCCCCACGCTAGACGTCGACTTTCTGAAGCCTACGAAAATGTCATTCGATACCAAGGGTGGCGGTTTGGAAGGCGGCCGCAATGGTCTCGGGGAATCTGTCACGATCGAGACCAGCGGCGGCGGGGTTCTGGTCGGCTCCTATGAGGGCTGCGTGGTCAAAGATCGAGAGCAGCACGAATACATCAACTGGGTCGCCGCGCGCATGAATAGCTCCGTCAGGTTCATGAACGTGCCGATCCTGTCCGATTGGATGGGGCCTTTCCCGGTCGATGCGAGGAATATCCCTCAGCCTGTCATATCAGGCATCCCGCATTCCGATGGAGCGCTGTTTTCCGATGGCGCCGGATACAGCCAGCCAACCGTGATAAGCACGGTTGCGGCCGCTGGCCTCAATGCCGGACAGATCTATATCAGGATCTACGGTGCTTCCCGCAAATTGCGGTGGTCCGACTGGTTCTCGATCTATCACCCGACCAAGGGCTGGCGCGCCTATCGCTACTTTGACCCGAGCGATCCCACGGACGCCTTCGAAATCATCGACGGGGTATTCCGCTCCGGCAAGCAGTATCTGGTGTCGCTCGATCGGCCGCTGCGTGAAGCGGTGGTTAACGGCACCAGGGTTAAGTTCGATCGACCGCTTTGCGTGATGAAGTTCCCAGCCAGTTTCTCGCTGGCATGGGAAGCTGAAGGCTGGTGGCAGTCGTCGCCGACATTGCAATTCGTCGAGGGTTTCTGAGCCATGGGATGGCAGGACCTTGTCGGCTCCTACAGCCGGCAATATGTGCCGCAATCTGTTCTCGACCGCATGGCGTCGAGCCATATGCTCGGCATCTTCTTTCGGCTCGATACGGATCCCGGCCTGCACATCTGGGCCGGCGTCAACGACATACCGGCTGGCTTCGACAGTCTTGACGAGGATGGCACGGTCTATCTCGGCGGCGGCCGGCTGCTCAACATCCCGACGCTCGAGGTGCTGGTCAACGGGCAGAGTTCCAGTGTCGAATTCGGCATCTCCGGCATAGATCCGAATACTGCGGCCAATCTGCTCGACACCATGCCGGATGTGCGCGGCAAGGACCTGAAGATCGGCATTACCACGCTCGACGATTACTACCAGCCGACGAGCCCGATCATCGCGCTCTGGACGGGAACGGCGTCGCATCCGACGGAATCGAGCCCGGCTGTGTCCGGCACTGAAAATCCCACGACGACGATCACCCTGGCCACGGTATCGGGCAACAACACCAGGTCGCGAGCCTCGCTCTCTATCTGGTCGGGCCCGCACCAGAAGGCGATGTATCCGACCGACAAATTCTGCGACGGCACGGCGCGTCTGGCGCGCGGCGTCGCACCGGCCTGGCCGAATTACTGAGGTATTAGATGACGCTGGAAGAATATATCCGGCTGCCGCATCGCTGGCAGTGGGGCTACACCGACTGCACGCTGTTCGCGGCCGACTGGGTTGTCGCCGCGACGGGCAAGGATCCTGGCGCCGATTTGCGCGGCACCTATTTCGATGCGGATGCCGCTGTGGCCATCCTGCGCGCCTGTGGCGGCGCCGAGCGGCTGGTCGGCGCGAAACTCTCCGCTCTGGGCTTCCAGCGCGTCCAGACGCCGCGCGACGGCGATATCGGGATGGTTCGCGCGCTGACCGGCTTCGACGCCGGTGTTGAGGTCAAGGAAATCCCCGGCATCCGCTTCGGCCCGCTCTGGGCTGTCATGTCGGCGCGCGGCGCCATCGTCAAGCATCTCGAATGGACTGGCGTGGCATGGCGCATAGCGTGAACCCGTTCGACGATGCCCTGCGCCAGGCGCTGGTGACAGCGTCGCGCAAGGGCACTTACAATCCCGGCATCGGCGCGTTCGAGACGGCGACGACACAGGAGATCGTCGCCCAAGGCTGGAGCGGCGAATATCGCTGGCCGGTCCATCGCGACCCGATCTTCACGCCGATCTTCACCGCCATTCTCGGCAGCGGCGGTTTCTCGCTCTTCGGTGCGACCATCTCCTACGCGGCGATCGCGTCGGCGATCGTCACCACGGCGATTGTCGCCGGCGTGCAATATCTCCTGACGCCGAAGCCGCCGAAACCGGAGGACGGCCGTGCGCCGCTCACGCAACCGATCCCCTATCGCTTCTGGGGTGTCGGCGAGGCCAGGCTGGCCGGCGCGATGATGCTATGGGAGGCGCTCGACAACCGCATGTTCTCGGTACAGGCCATCGTCGGCCACCGCATCAATGCCTACACCGGCTACTACATGAACGACGACAAGGTCGCAGTCGTCGGCGGCCACGTTCAATCCCCCGGCGCAGGTCGCTACGTCGATGATGACAGAGATCTTGTCTTTATCTTCCCTCGCCTTGGCGTGGTGCCTGAAACGCCGATCGCCGATTTCGTTACCCTCCTAAGCGGCCAAGGCATCTGGACGAACGATCATCGCGGCGATGGACAGGCCTCCGTCGGAATGATCTGCATCGGCCCCGGGGCCGACAATTTCCTGAAGAGCTTCCCCTATGGCAAGCCGGCGCTGTCGGTTGTTGCCGAGCTTGCCCTGGTCTGGGATTTCCGCAACCCGTCGCAAAGTCCTGAAGACCCCTCGACCTGGGCGTTCACCCGCAATCCTATCCTTCACCTCGCCTGGCACGAATGTTTCAACCCGTTCGGCACCAAGCGAGATTTCCGCAAGGCGCTGCTGCCTGTTCTCGACATGTGGCAGGAGGAAGCCGATGTCTGCGACGAGGATGTGCCAAGGGCTTCCGGCGGCACGGAAAAGCGCTACGAATGCGGCGGCTTCGACACGACCGAGCACGATCCGAAAAGCGGCACCAATGCCATCCTAGCGACGTGCGACGGCTGGATGTGCGAACGCGGCGATGGCGCCTTGCTTGTCGTCGCCGGCAAGTTCCGCGAAAAATATGTCGCCACGCTGACCGATGCCGACATCGTCGGCCACACCGTGCAGCATGACGTGTTGCCGGAGGAAGAAGTCAATCAGTTCATCCCGAAATTCACCTATCCGGCGACGGACTATACGACGACGGATACCGACTACTTCGAGGATACTGCAGCGCAAATCGCGGCTGGTCGCGTGTTGCCGCAGGACGGCAACTATATCTGGTGCCAGCAATGGCGCCAGGCTCGCCGGCTGGGCAAACGCGAATTTGCCCGTGCGCGCGCCAAGAAGCGCGGCACGCTCGACGTCAGGTTCACGGGCATCAATGCCATCTACGCGCCGTGGGTTCGGCTGAACACCCCGCGTCGGTTGCCGTCGCTCAACGGCAAGTTGATCAACAACCGCCGGTCTGTCCTGACGGTGTCGCGCGGCGGTTTCCAGATGACCTTTGTGATGATGCCCAACGATATCGATGCCTGGGACCCGGCGGTCGATGAAGGATCGGCGCCGCCAGTGCCGCCAAAGCCGGTATCGGACGGCATTCCGATCCCGATCATCGATACAGCGGTGGCAGTCTCCGGCGGCGGCACCGTGTACATCCGCGTCGTGCTGATCGATCCGAACCGGATCGATGTCACGCCGGTTGTTCACTACCGGATATCGGATGTCGGCGGCGGCGTTCCCGGCGCCTGGGTGGAGCAGAAGTTCCCGGGCGCGACACCGTCAGGCGGCCTTATCCCCCTCAACACAAATCCAGTGCCTGCCAACAACTCGATCGACATTCAGGCCGCCTATATCGGCTCCAACAACAGCTATGGCACGTGGACAAGCACGGTGACCCTGGTCTCGACGGTTGACACGACGCCGCCGGCCGCCGTCTCCAGCGTTGTCGCGACGGGCAGTGTCGGCCAGGTCGCGCTCACCTGGAACACGCCGAATTCCGGCAACTATGTCGCCACCAACATCAGACGCAACACCGTGAACAATGAGGGCACCGCGACCCTCGTTCGCACGGAATACGGCGCGCCGTCGTCGGCCGATGCCTGGACGGACGCCGGGCGCGCGGCCGGCACCTATTACTATTGGCTGCGCTCGGCGAACGGATCCGGTGTCGAAAGCACCACAAGCGTCGCCACCGGGCCGAAAGTCGTCACCTAAAGCCCACTCGATCATTCTCATTCGCTCGTCTGTTCGCGAAAAGGAAAACCATCCATGGCAGTCGTACCCTTCAACACGCTTTTCGCTGACGGCCCTGCCGGCAACCCGTATCAGCCGCCGAAGCAAGACCTTCGCGACACGCTCAATGATCTGAAAGATCAGGTTAGCGCAGCGGGCGATGCCGCAAGCGCCTATACCGATGCGCAGATACTTGGCGACCGGGCGATGCTACGCAAACTTGCTGTGGACATGTACAACGGTATCGCTGTTGGCATCGAGTGCTTCGGCGACAGTACCGAGAACGGCCACAATGGGGAGCCGCCTTACGGGCAAGTGGCGGAAATCCCGTCCGCGCGCATGCAGCTCCTCCTGCGCGACTATACGAATAACAATCTGATCACGGTGACAAACCGGGCTATCGACGGAACGCGCTTGACGCAGATGATCGACGGCACGGACGGCTCGGGTTCGACCTTCGCCGCGAAGATGGCGGTCAGCCCGTCGCTGATCATTACCATCAATCACGGGCTCAATGACACGCAGAACGCAATCCCTACGCCGCCCAAGACCTATCGTGATTACCTCATTCAGGCGGTGAAGATTTGCCGTTCCGCGCCCATCCCGAAGGTGCCGATCTTCAAGACGCCAAACCCGATCTACGCGGTGCCTGTCCTTGGTACCACCGACAAAGCAAGCCGCCTAAACGATTACGTCCAGATCATGCGGGACGTTGCCGAAGCAATGGGCGTTGTTCTTGTCGATGTGAACGAAATGGTGGACGCCCTTGTCGCCTCTGGCAACTACCGGGTGCAGGACATCGTTCCTGACGGCGTGCATCCTTCGCAGTACGCCTACCAGATGATCGGTCAGCTAACCGCTCGTCCGATTTTGCATCCCCAGCGCGGCTACGCCGCTCATCAGACTATTACGGCTGGTGGCGGGGTGGCCAACCAAGCTCCCGCGAACTCGGCAAGCACTGCAGAAGGCACGCGCGGCGGTATGCAAATGGTCAGCGTCGCAACGGCGGTGGCGAAGAGTATCAAGCAATTGGTCATGGTGGAGGACAAAGGCGGCGTTGACGTTTACCTGTCCTATCCGCTGTGGACCAATGGCATAGCCTCGGCGGGTTGCACGTTCGACAACGCGAGTGTTGGCCCGATCAACCAGAACTTCGTCAACCTCGGGTCCGAAATCATTCAGGACCATGAGGTCTGCGTGGCCCGAAATGTTCCATATGGCCTGCACTGGATCAACGTCAACGCGAACGTCATCAACTCCATCGCGGTCAATGGCGTGCGGTTGAGGCCGTCACGTACCAAGAGGCAGTATACGCTTAGTACTGGCTCCATGGACGTTTACCGGGACGCGCCTTGCCGAAACTTCACGTTCTTCTCAACCAATGCCGACGACACAATCCTCTTGGATGAGTTGGTGGTGTCGAAGCTGTTGGCAACGGACAAGAACGACATCAACTTTGATGCGGTCATGAACAAGGGCACGAGGTTCGTGATCCTTGGGGTGAGGAGTGGGCTTCTGACAGGCGTGTCTACCCTGAAAGGTCGAATGGGCCTCGGGGTCGGAACCGACAACACAACTGGGTTTGTGACCGTGTACCAGCTAACCGGGGGCGGTACCTATGGTGCGACTGCGGTAAACGCAGCAGATTTCAGCGCGCCCAAACGGGCGTGGCGGTTCATTATTCCTGCCGGGACCAACAATCTGCAAGTGTGGGCGGATGGGTCACTGCTTGGAACAGTTGCCATCACCGTCCCATTCGTCGGCGGCAATATGGGGGCCAGCGCAGTCGCTGGCTCCAAATCGCTCACGATCGAAAACCTGCGCACGATCAATACTAACTAAGGCGACGGCTACCAAACCTGAAGCTCACCGTCTTCCTTTTCTTCGGATTCGGTCAAAGCCCGGTATTGCCAGCTGCCCTTGACCCATCGCCTCATTAGATCGCCGCTGGCGATTGAACCGTCGACCAACTTTCTCGACCGCCAGGAATGAAATGACTGCCAGTTGCCATCCTTGCGGACCATGTATCCATGGGCAAGAAACACGACGGTCAGGCCGAGCACGAGGGCGATAAAGACAGCTTCTAGGGGTTCCATGAACTGTCCTGTATCATGCGTTGACAATCGAACTCAATTGCACGGCAATTCCAATCCATGTAGGGCATGCCTTTGGCGGAGGGACCGAGCCAAGGTGGATACATTGACGACGCAGATCAAACGTCCGGATCGCTTCCCCTATCTCAGCGCGCTACGCGGGCTGGCGGCCCTCTGGGTCGTGATGGTCCATGTTGCCCATATGCCTAATCCGCATTTGATGCTTCCATGGTGGGCAGAGGCGTTGGTCGGAAACGGCGTGATGGGCGTCAATCTGTTTTTCCTCGTCAGCGCGTTCTCGCTTTGCCTGACAATGCCGAAGCATGACAAGGAAGAAAGGCCCTATCTAGGGTTCATGCTGCGGCGGTTCTTCCGGATCGCCCCGCTCTTCTATCTTTTGATCATCGTGACATGCCTTTTGCGCATCTTCCCCTTCAGCTGGAGTGCGATAGCCGCGAACATATCGTTCGTCTTCAACTTCATTCCGGGCATGGGATATCAAACAGGGATGGTCCTGGCGGGCTGGACGATTGGTGTGGAAATGGCGTTCTACTTGGTGTTTCCCTTCATCTATGCCAGAACCAAAAGTGTGACGTTGGCCATTCGGGCGCTCATCGTTGCTTTCTTCGTTGCTGCGGCCTTTCGAGCGGTCATCGGGAACTTGGTGGCGGACCCCGCCTCCTACATAAACCAGTCCATATTTGGTTTGGTGCCGATGTTCGTGTTCGGGATCGTTGCGTTTTACGTGGTGCAGACTGCAGGCGAATGGAAATATAAACGAGAGATCGGCGCTGTCCTGCTGGCGTCGGTGCCGCTGCAGTTCTACGTGATTATCTATGGCTTGGCGCCATTCGGCCCAGCCATCTATTGGCAGGGGCCGATGTTTGGGTGTCTGTTGGTCGGCCTATATCTTCTCCCGATCAGGCTGTTGGTCAACGCGGCAACCGTGTGGCTCGGCAATATCAGCTATTCCATCTATCTCGTGCACAGCCCGGTAATCGTTGCGCTAGCCTACAAATCTTCGGTGTTCCAGCGCCTTCAAGGGTTGGGACTAGGCCCGGTTGAAACCTATGCACTGGCGCTGGGACTGACGCTGGCTTGCGTGATCCCGACTGCTGCCTTGACCTTCTACGGCTGGGAAAACTGGCTCAACGAATGGGGCAAGGGCTTTGCCTCGCGGATGGCGGGGAGGAAAGGACAACACCGTATAGTCGTTCAGGAAGCGGCCTAAGAGGGAAAGGCGCGCGCGATGGTAGTTGGCGCCAATGCTCTATAAAAACATCCAGGGTCTACGCGCCGTCGCGGCATTGATGGTGATGTTCGCCCATATCTACCCAGCATTGCCGATGCAGGCTCATTGGACGCTTCCTTATGTGAGCACCATGGGACCTGGCGGCGTTGATCTGTTCTTTGTGATTTCAGGGTTCGTCGTCTATTTGTCCGCCGACAGATTGGGCAAAAAGGCCGAGATCGTTGGCCGGTGGCTCTCCTTTCGAGAATTCACCGTCAAGCGAGTGTTTCGAATCTATCCCGTCTATTGGGTCGCGTTTTTCGTCGCTTCGGTTCTGCTTCTGACAACCACCTTAGTCGTGGCCCCACCGGAGATATCAGAGAGACCCCTGTGGGGGTTGCTTCTTCTGATTGACCAGCCGAACAACAGAATTGGGGCGGCATGGACGCTGCAGTATGAGGTCACCTTTTACGCAATCTGCGCGCTGGCAATCCTGCTGTTTCCGCGCCGCATCCTGCTCATGCTGGGTCCTGTAGCGGTGGCCGTTTTCTTGGGGTGGGTCGCCGGCATCGTCAAGCCAACGGCATATCTTTTCTTGGAGTTCGTCTTTGGCATCGTCGTTGCCTTGTTGGTGCAGCGGAAGATCTCCGGGCACGCAGCGTCATCGCTGGCCGTAGGGGTCGGCGGCATACTTATTGGCGCGGTCTATTTCTATTCTCAAGGCGGCTGGTGGGTTCTTGGTCACATGTGGCGTGTCTTGTGTTTTGGCCTCCCCAGCGCCTTCATCGTTTACGGCCTGGTGGCCATGGAGATTAGGGCTGGATGGGTATTCTCGAGGCTGTGGGTTGGTGTTGGGGATTCCTCCTACTCTCTGTATCTCTGGCATTATCCCCTGTTTGCGGTGCTGGCCGCCTGCTACGCGGACCTGGGGATCATGAGCAGGGTGCCGGTGGAGGTTTTGGCGCTGACTTCCTGTTCGATCGCCGTTCTCTTTGGGTTTGTCAGCTATTATGGAATCGAGCGACCCATCAACAAGTCTGGATGGGTGGCCCGGCTGGCTGGTACTACGGGAAACAAGCCTGCGCCAATGGCCGCTGATCTCAAGGCCGAGATGGCCTAGCTGTCGGAGGGCGCTCCGTTAAGATCGTAGAGGTGGTCCGTCTCGGGTCGGCTCATCTTTCGGTACCTTCGTATGCACCACGGCTGATCCAGCCGAAGGGACCAATATTGCCAAGTCGCCATCAATCCCCGCAGGTATTCACCCTGCCTTGTGTAGCTTGAACAAGGTCTTCGTCATTGTGAGCTATCCGGGCGGCGCTTCAAAATTGCGCAGAATTCAAACGTGTTGTGCGGCGTGGAGTAGACGCGTTCTACCTCCAATCCAATGAGGCCAAGATTGGAAAGCGTCTCAATTCCCGAGCGGAAACTTTGGGGCGTGAATTGCCATGCGTGGACATCGATATAGGCCCCGCCAGAATTTTCGTATTGGCTCATGGCCGCGGAAACACTAGACAGATTGTGACGAAATCTTGGTACCCCGTGATCTCCGGTCCAATGGCGAACCGGGTCATTGTGCGTAGCAAGCGCCAAGTGCTCGATGACGCTTTTTTCGCTATGCACTTTGCGGCCTCGGGCGCCAATGAAATCGGCAATTGAACTCTCCGCAATGAAATGGTCGAAGCAATAGCGCTTGTCCGGGATAATCAGCAGGTATCTGCCTGTCGCGGTGAGAATCCTCGCGACCTGGTTCAAGTGGTAAATCAGGTCTGGTTGATGCTCGACGCAGTGACTGCTGAGGCAAAAATCAAACTTTTTGTCCACGATGCTCAAGTCGCCGGTGCTGGAGACATAGTCGATATCCACAGGGATGGTGTAGACATAGCCGATGGCATCCGCCCTGTTGATCAAACCTTGTTTGTCCAAGACGTCGAAATATTTCACGTTTCGGCCGCGCAAAGTTGGATTCGTGAAAGGCCCCACCTCAAGCGTTGATTTGTCGCCAACAAGAGAAGCAAGAGTATTTCGGTTGAACTCTGGCGGTGCCGCGTCCATCTCAAATTCCTTGGGTAGGTGTTTCTCATTCGCGGCAGGCGTGATGCTCAAACGATCAATCGGCCCGCTTGAGACTGTCTATAGCTGAAGCCTTTTGGTGATGAAACTTGGCACTTGGGCCACCCAGCCGAACCGTCACGTTAATTCGGCTTCTGCAGCGCCTCGCGCACCACCTCAGCATCGTTCTGATCCCCGCTCTTCAGCACAACCCAGGCGCCATTGATCCGCGCAAGCCGACCTTCATCGAAGGTGTTGATCTCGGATGTCTGCAAGGCCTTGGCCTGCATGCTGGCGCTGGCTTTTGCCCATGGCATGCTGAGATAGGTTAAGTCCCCCGTTGGCCCATCGTTGTCGGCGGCCGGGCCGCTGAGGTCCATCGGGATTTCATCCGGCAGATTGTCATTGTCCGGCTTCCTCGCCATCGCATCGGCCTCCTCCGGGGCCGGCAACCATACCATCATCACCCGAAAGGAAAACTCATGGCTGTTTCCCGTGAAAAGGAATCGCTTGCCCGCGTGCTTGCGCATGAGGGCGGCTATTCGAACCATCCCAATGATCCCGGTGGCCCGACGATGAAGGGCGTCACTCAGCGCGTTTATGACGGCTACAGGAAAGGCAAGGGCCTCGCCACCCGTTCGGTGAAGGGCATCACCACCGACGAGCTCAACGCCATTTATGACCGGCAGTATTGGGACGCGGTTCGCGGTGACGACCTGCCGGCAGGCGTCGACTATGTCGTGTTCGACGGCGCCGTCAATTCTGGCCCTAGCCGCTCGATCATGTGGCTTCAGCAGGCGTTGCGGCCTGCCTATACCGGCCGCATTGACGGCGTCCTCGGCATGGGCACGCTTGCAGCGCTGAAGGCGGACAAGAACAACGACGCGCTGATCGACCGCATCTGCAACGCCCGCATGGCCTTCCTGAAGCACCTCAGCACGTTCGGAAACTTCGGCCGGGGCTGGACGGCTCGCGTTGCTGAAGTCCGAGCAATCGGCCAGGCATGGGCAACCGGTCAGGTGCCACAGGCGGCTAACTTCGTCGACGGCGGCCAAGCGAAAGCCTTTGTCGATGATGCCAACGCCGCGCCGTCGACCGCGCCCGCGGACTTGGCAACTGGCGCCGGCACCGGTGGCCTCGGTCTGTCCGGTTACCTCTATGATCTGCAGAACCAGCTATCGCCGCTGTCCTACACCAGCGAGTGGATCGGCAAGGTGGTCGTGGTCGTGGCACTCGCAAGCGCGGTGCTGGCGATCGGCGGGCTCGGCTATCGCTGGTACGCCAACCGCAAGGCGAAGCATCTCGCGGCCGCCTTGGGAACGGCTCCGGCATGAGCTTCCTCATCGCCCTTCTTGTCGGGCGGCTCGGCGTCCCGCGCCTAGCCGCCGGCGTCATCGTGTGGGCGGCCATCGCCTTGGTAGCCTCGGGCGCGGCGCTCGGGGTCTACGAGTTCATCAAGCACAAGGGCGCCGACGAGGTCCGCGCCAAAATTGAGAAGGGAAACCAGGATGCTATACGCAAGGGTATCGACGCTCGTATGTCTCTCGATGAGTGTATTGACGCTGGCGGCGTGTACGACTTCGGACGTCAGCGCTGTACCGCCGCTACGCTCGGCCCTCGGTAGCAGCCTTCCCGGCGCACAGGGCAAGACGGTTGCCGATCAGAACAAGATCGACCGCACCGTAGCGCCAGGCTGCGCGGTCGAGCTCTACACCCGGGCGGAATGCGATTTGCACACGAAGGCCAGCGCAGCGCGCCGGGCTGAACTGAAATCATAGCAGGGCAGGGACGATGCCGACGTCAGGAACGAAGAGTCTGGAAATGATGATCGGCGGCCTGCTGCAAGCCACGCAGGATATGCAGCGGGACATCACCGAGATCCGCCGCGACATCAAGGAAAGTGATGCGCGAGCGGCGCTGAGCTACGAGCAATCGGAACAGCGGGCCGCCGCCAGTCGTGCGAAAATGTATCAGAAGACCGACGAACTGGTAGAGCGTGTGACCGCCACCGAAAGTGCTGTCAGCAAGCTGAATGCGGACATGACCAGCGTCAAGGAAGTGACCGCCGAGGTGACACGCTGGAAGCTCATGGGTCTGGGTGCCCTGGGAGTGACCGGAATGGCGGCGGCTGCTTTGGCATCGCTCGTAACCGCCTATTGGGGCGATATCTGGCGGGTGCTGCGAGGTGGATGAACGAAGTTGGAGCATTTCTTGTTGGCTGCACTTGCCGCCACTGGCAGGGAGGGCGTAACTGTACAAGATATCTAGGGGTTTTAGGGGCGGTGGGGATGCATAAGCCTACTTTGGCGAGGGTGATAGCTGCGCCTTTTTTGTTTTTCATAGTGCTCTTAATTGCCGCCTGGACCTCGGGGTATCAGGAAATAATATGTGAGGAGACAAAGAGGGGCGAGGAACTGTGCTCTGCCTATAACCTTGCTTTTTTCTTCCTCATTAAGCTCAGAGAATTTGTCGATAAATACGACGGACTTATCACCGCGCTGGCCACATTGGCGATCGGGGCTTTCACCTACACTCTCTGGAAATCCACTGACAAGCTGTGGAGGGCCGGACGCGATGAATTTATCGCAGGCAGGCGACCCTGGACGGGAATAGTCAGCGTAAAAATGGGCAGTTCGCTCAGCATCAGTGAGACGAGCGTTACTGGGACCCTTTCCTTCGAGTTGAGAAACTTCGGAAATTCTCCGGCAGAGTATGTTTTGGGCCAAGCAAAGTTCTTTGCGTTTGAGCAAGTCGGCGATGCTGTGCAGTTTTCCGGTCGAGCGGAGCGCACACTCGGGAGCGTAGGCACGACAATTTTTCCTGGCCAGATCCTGCCAGATCAGAATATTGGTTTCTTCACACTGCCCGAGGAAGGGTTCATCTCGCCTACACAATCTGGGTTCCTTGCCGGAAATATCCGCTACTTTTTCTCCGTTGACGATAGTTTCCACACGACGCCATTCGTCTATCTTTTGAGCAGAAATGATGGCAGCGCGTTGTTCGATGGTAATCCCACAATCATCAAGGCGGATGATCTGACAATTCTACCAACTCCCATGGGCAAAAGCCCGACTTAACTGCGTGGCCATCAATATGACCCCGAAGAAAACCGCGCCAATCATGCCAGCCATCCGACGGCGTCGCACTCACTGGTCGCTTTTGGCGGTGGTCGTATGCCTTTCTCTTGGGGCCAGCGTTGCTTGGTCACAGCATGCCCAGCCAGGCCAGCAGAGCGATCTCCCTCAGCAAGTAACTCCAAAAGATCAACAGCCATCCAATGAGAATATTGGCCCCCAATTCGGTCCGCCCGCGCCGCGACAGGTTGTTGTCAATCAACAAGCCGGCCGTAGCGATGAGAGCGGCGCCCAAAAAAGTTCGAGCGAAAGCCTTATTGAACGCGCGCCTGACTGGTCCGTCGCTCTCTTCACCCTTGCTCTTGTTTTCGTCACTCGTGGGCTGTGGAAATCCACTGAAAAACTCTGGAAGGCCAGCGACGATCAGATGAAGTTGAACGAAGCGAACGCCAAGCGTGAACTTCGCGCCTATCTCACCGTCATTCCGGATGGCATCAACCAGTTGATCGGTCGGCCAGACGTCATTGGTCATGTCTTGCTTAGAAATGTCGGCAAGTTGCCGGCCCGCAATGTGAGTCTGCTGGTCACAATGGAGCGGTCGAAGCACCCTGAACCTGAACCAAGTTTCCGCACGCAGAAGTTTGATTTACCCAGAGTCGTGACGAATGCTGATCGGGTCATTCAGCCTGGGGGCGAGATGCGTCAGGGAAGCGAGAAACCCTACATACCGATTTCGGCCCTCACTTTTCCGGACTACAATGTCTACGTCTACGGAATCGTCAGATATGACGACGGGTATGGGCGACAATGTTTTACGAAGTTCTGCCACAGATATGCCACGGCCAGCCGCAACCGCTCCGTTAAGGGGGACAGCAGGCCGACCAAAAGCCGCACCTTCATCAGTGCCGACAAGGCTCGCTATCACAACTATGGCAATAGCGCCGAGCCTCCATTTGAGCAGCTCGATCATTCCGGTTAACCGGCATGAAGCGGCTTTTGTCTTTTCAGCCGATGCCTTGACGTCGGGTGAGGGAGGTCTTGCCGGCTTTCCGCTATTTTGGGACGCCCGGGAACATAATGATTGTCGCGCCGTCTTCGGGATCCAGCGGTTTATGCCCAGGTTCTTCATGGTAGAGGACCTGGCGTAGATCGCGCTGATCGACCAACTGTCCGCAGTTCGGGCAGGGGTAGAAATGGTCCTCCTCTCGTGCCGGCTCGGTGCCGTGACGCTTGCCCGGGATGGGCGGACCAAGATCGGATAACTTCGTCACTGGGCTACGCCTTAATGCTGGGTGCTGGCGGCTTCTTAGGGGTCATCGTCCGGGCAGACCTCGATGTGGCGCGCCATCGCTGCCATGCTGTTATCGGTGTTTCAGGTATGCCGCAAAGATCGACAGCTTCTTTTCATAGCCTATGCGCACCACAGCTCTGCAGCTGTCGCATCTGAAGCTTCCGATCGTGCGGACCCACGAACCAAATTTCACTATAGGATGAGAACATGCCGGACAGTGAAACTCCATCGGCACGTCGCTCAGTTCGTCGCACAAGGCCATTTTCCGTCGTTCTCCCAACCAGCGTCCCATTGAGAAAAACAAGAAGGGCGGAAAATGTTCCAGGCTGGGCCTTTTGGCTGATCGGGAAGGGACTTCAGTCCTATCCTAAGGGAGCTAACTGGTGCTCGCCGGTTCGGCCTAACCAAACTCGTGCACCGCGGCTTCACGCTCATCGACGACCCGGAATCAGTGTTTTGCAAGGCCCTTGGCGAAACCGCAGCGCTCACAACCCGTTCTGCAGCCATCATCGGGTCGTCAGCTTCCACGGTTTCAGATGCGACAAGCTCCTCACCATAGTACTCTTCGACCTGGTACGTTGGCATCTCCTTACCGACCTTTGAGGGCTTTGGCCTCGCGTTCCAACGTGTCGCGGTCATTGCCGTGCTTTGCAATCAGCTCTCGGACCTGCGGGATAGACAGGCCGAATTTGCTCGCAAAATAGCCGACTTCGTATTCCTCATCGCCGCTCACGCGGCCGCGATCCTGATAGCCAAGCTTGTTTTTGTCGTCGGTCATCGTGCTCATCCCAAGCTACTACGTTCGACCGCAACGTGCGTCGCGCCGAATTGTTTCGCTTTGCACCGTGAGACAAACAGGATCTTACCGCCTTGCCTTTCGCCAACCGGCCGCACGCGCCTCGTCTTCGGTGCAAAACCACCGCTCGCCATATTGAGGGCTGATCTTCGTCTCCCAGTAATGTTCTTGGCCGGGCACATGGTAAATGCGCTCCCCGGTATTGATCGAGATGTTGCCCTTGATGTTGCAACCAATGGAAAGGAGCGAGGCGCTAGGAGCCGTGTCGACAATGCCTTCGGGTTGCATGACGCTTGGTGCTGCGCCGATGATATTGGGGTTATGCGAGAGGATAACGGCGAGGGGCACCAGGATCAGAGCGAACAAATACTCAAGCCGCCAAAAACCGCGTCTCCGCCGCTTCTTGGCATTCTTGCGCCACCGACCAGCCTGATCGGCGCCGATATTGTGCTGTTGCTGGACTTTGCCCAC